TTATACGTGCGGCGCGTCTTCCTTCAAGTCGAGATCCTGGCTTTTGATGGTTATCAAGTCATTCTTTAAGTAGCAGTCTCCCATCAGCAGTCTCATCGCCTGCGACCGGATGGATTTTTCGATCAGGTTGCGGACGAAACGGCCATTGCTGAACTTCGCGGGGCTGACCGTACTTTTGACGGCCATCAGATGGTCTTTCAGCTTCCATTCAGCCTCAGGGCTGAACTGATATTCCCTTTCCGCCATCATCCGTTTTGCAATGTCCATCAGCTGGCTGACTGAGTAATCGGGAAAATCGATGCTGATCGGAAACCTTGACTGAAGGCCCGGGTTTAATGAAAGAAAATGATCCATTTCCCGCGAATATCCGGCGAGGATTAAAATGAATTCGTTGCGCTTATCCTCCATATGTTTGACCATAGTTTAATCTTTTATGTGAGTTGTTGAGCTTCATTGCACCCCCTTCATTGTAAAGACTTACTTTATCATCGTTATTGTTAAGTCCATCGCCTTTCCAAACAATCTCCATATGATCATCATCAAATAGTGTCACTTTCTCAATGAAGAAATCAATGAACTTTCTTTTTTCATCCATTGAAAGGTCTTTATCAACCATTTCGGAAAAAGAGCTCACATATTCCTTTAATTTTTGGTTTTTATCTTCAACATCTTTGTTCGCATTAATTTGAGAATTTATTATTTCTAATTCAGTTTCGATGTATTCCTTTTTCTGTTCTAACGGCTGAGTTAACTTATCAAACATATCTTCGTTAATTTTCCCTTTCCCAAACAGGATCACATAGTTCGAAACTTCAGAATCAATCTCCTCAATCTGCTTTGTTAAATTATTTACTTTATGTTGCAGCTCCTCAATTTTCTTCTCATTTGATGTTTCACTCAAAAATTGCTCTAAAAAATCCGTTGGATTTTTCAATAACTTCTTGAACCATTTCCAAAACACATCATCTACAATATCGACTCGCCAGTTCTTCCCTGGACAATCAATTATTTTCTTTCCATTTTGATAAGCTTTTGCATTCTTTCTTCTGCATGAGTAATATTTATAAACACCTGATTTAGTTTTAGAGGTAAAACCTGAGCCACATGCACTTCCGCAACGACCACATTTAGCTTTCCCCTTTAATAAATAATCCCTTGTTTTTCGACTTCTCCCTTTGTAATTCTCTTTAAGTTTGTTTAGAATTTGATCTCTTGTCTCATGATCCCATATCGGGGGTATTTTGATTAAAATCCATTCTTCTTCTGGTGTTGGAACCTGCTTTGCTTCACCATTAATTTGAACAACTTTGCTCTTTCCATAATAAAAATCACCTGTATAATCTTCGTTTTTCAGTATTCGACTTACTGTAGCTTGATACCACGTATCTCCATCAGGTGCAGGTACCCCCCGCTTTGAAAGTTCTTTGGCTATTTCATTAGATGACATATCACGATTAAGTAACATGTCCTTCATTTCTAATAAAACCTGCCGTTCCTCTTCATCATATTCTGGAAGGTCTGTCTCTTTGTTAAACTTATAACCAAACAGTCTTTTGAACGATGGGAACTCACCCTTCTTAGCTTTGGCCACTCTTCCTCGTTTCGAGTTTGCGTTGATTTTGGCTTTGTTATATTGAGCTATAGAACCTTGTATATTATACATAAGCATTGACTCTGGGTTAGTTGGATCTACTTCAAACTCAATAAACTCGATATCCACTCCCATGCCCCAAATTTTTCGTGAAACTATACCTTGCAATGTATTATCCCTTGTTAACCGATCCGGGTGAAGAACTATAAACTTTTTCCCCAAACCTTTTTCTAATAAGTACAGAGCGTGGTTGAGGGCAGGTCTGTTTGGATCATCGCCCATTCCCCCCGGTTCCACTAAAGCGATTAATTCACTTTCTTTATATTTAAATTTCGTTAATGCTCGCTCTTTACACCTTTCAATCTGAGATTCAAGTGAATAGCCTTTTTCAGCCTGGTCTGTTGTAGATACCCTTACATAAATGATCGCATTTATCTTCCCAATCAGCCCCATTATTTGCTCTGTCGTTAATCTCTCATCACCTTTGAGTATAAGCAATTTATCTGCCTCCAATTGCTTTATCTTTTATGTCTATATGCATCAACAAGTATACCATCCGGAGACAGTATACTTGGAATCTTAAGCTTTTTTATATTTATACATAAGTGCCGCTGCAAAGTCATAAAATTCCTTGCTTCTCATCACCTCCCTAATCCATTCTGTAACCTCCTCATGTATTTCTGTTGTTATTTTGTACTTCTCCGGGCATTCTCTCCGTCTGCTCATTGATGTATCACCTCTGAAGTTGACTTAGTGACATCAATGTATGTTGTTGGAGGATTGTCCAATGACATATGTTTATGTATAAGCTCATCACAGAGCTTGTTTAAGTAATATGTATAATTGATTTTCTTCTTCATCCATCTGACTTCAGTTCCAATCTCTTCACAGATGTTGATCGGAATACTTGATTTATTAACTTTATTCTCGTATGTATGTTCTAACTGATTTTCAGCTATATGTTTATATGTAAGGAATTCATCAATGTGTACGAAATACACTTTATTTTCTGGTTCCCTGAATTGAAACAAAAAACCTGGGATTATGTATGGGTATTTGGCTGCTTCAGCAAGATATTTGATTTGCTGAGGCTTTATAATTTTCTCGCTGAACGAGAATGACTTATTCTTTGTCGACTTCATCTCAACAGGGAACAAGTACCCCTTATAATGAATGAAACAATCGTATTTATTTTTGGATACTGCAGTCCCTCTCTTTAAAAACATTGGATTAACATCTTTAATTCTGTAAAAGAATATACTCTGATCTTTTGCTGATTTTTCAACATTCGCTTCAAATACTTTCCCTTGATTGGTTGCTGCCAATTAATCACTCTCCGATTAAGTTCTTTTAATTCGTCTTTTTATTTAGTCCATTCTTTTTCATGGCCAACCTACATTGATACATTAGCTCCTCATTGTCATTTGCAAGGTTAATTAGGTTTCTGTTGGCTCTTGGATAATCATTGACCGCTATAGCTTCTTTCACGGTATCTAGTTTTCTCTGAATCTTACTTAAAAGCGATTCAAGTTGATTGCTTTCCTCCATGTGAAACCTCCTTCAGTTCATTTCGGACTCTCATTAGAATTTTTCCAAGTTTGTTTTCTCCAATTTCGTTACAAACTCCCCAAATTCTGTCACCCCAAGTGTTCCCTTCAATTAACGTTGATTCCCCAGTTTGTAAAAGCCGATTCTTGAGCTGATCATTTTGTTCAAATTTAGCTTTCACGATCTCATACATAAACGTTTCTTTGACTTCTTCCCAATCCGGTCTCAGTTTAACTCTACGTCCTTTCCTTTTTGCAAGATTAGGAGGCAAATCTGAAAACTTCAAGTGAATTGATTTGTCTGTCACTTTCATTGCTTGAAAAGCAGCTTCATTATTCTGAAATGTGATTCCTTGATACATTACTGGCGCTGAATAAAAATTGCTTAAGAAATAATACTTACCTTTAAATTCATCAATTACATCCATTTAATAAACTCCTTTTAATTGGTTTATATAAAAGACCGATTTTATTTAATTCTTAATTGCTTAACTTCATTTTCAAGCCATTCAACATACGAGATGTCTTTAGTGTCTTTAGTGTTTTTTGCATATTCATTTAATAAAGAATCCTCTTCTATAAAATCAAATGCGATTTCTGTTTCTTCACTAATAGGTAAGTAAATAGCTGCAATTCCGTTTTTCGGATAGAAAGAAGTGTCAAACCATGATAAAACACTATTCCCTTCATCATCTCTCCAATCATGCCGCGCAACGCTTCGATTGTATGATTCAAAAGGATTCAAATCTAATAAAAATTTAATCTCATTATACTCAATTGAAGCTCCAATTATTTTCCCCATCATCATGGGATCGACTGATTCTTCAATCCATTCATACACATTATCATTAAATTTAATAATTGGTTTTTTACCTTCTGATACAAGTTCATATAATTTAATCGTCTTCATTGAAATAGCCCTCCCCAAATCACGCCTGCAGCTATAGCAGCTATAAAGACAGAAACAAATTTCATTATTATGAAGAACTTGATATGCTTTGTTTCATCTTCAGTTAAGTTCAAATCTGATAAGGCGAATAAACCAAACATAATCAACAAAATCCAAGCTGTAACGGTCAATACTTTTCCACCTTTCTAAATGAAATCAACATTTTATATAGTGTGATGAAAATAAATCGTTTCATTTTTGTATACAAATCCAATATCACCATCATCTTCGTGAAACATATCGCAAGTCAATTTATTCCCATCTTCTTCGTTCACGTCGACTGTCATGTTTTCAAAATTTTGCTTACCAATTTGGATTGACACAATTCCGTGTCGTGTGTGATATTTAAACATCCCCATTCCTCTCTTCATAAATTATTTTTAACTCCCATACCTCAAGAAGATCCCTCTTTTCCACTCCACTTCTCAAACATCTTAAAGGCTACTTTTCGCTTATTTTCATGTTCGATTTTTTCTTTGATTGAATTCTCGTATCTAATTACCTCGTTTATTGCCATCGCAATATAATCGTATTTCCATTCCTTTTCGTCATAACAGGGAGCCCAATTTCCGCTTCCTGTAAGACACTTGAATTTTTCATTTCTAAAAAATCCTTGCGTCTTTTTATATAGTGATACTCTTACAGCGTTTGAAGAGTATCTTTCATCATAGACACTGACGGCATATTCATTCCCTTCTTTAGATGTCACCGGGTATTTGAATAAATGAAATTGACTCAATATATAACTCCTCCTTTCATAAATAATGAATAAAACAGTTTCAAATTCAAATAATAACAGTATGTATTACCATTAACCTCAATAGGAGATGATTAGCATGGCACGTAATAACAATAATAATGAATTACTTATTCCAAATGCTCAGGTAGCTATTGAACAAATGAAGCTTGAAATAGCTCAAGAGTTTGGTGTTCAATTAGGTGCAGAGACTACTTCAAGAGCAAATGGTTCAATTGGAGGAGAAATAACTAAACGTCTTGTCCAAATGGCTCAACAGCAAATGGGCGGGCAATTTCATTAATTTTCAGGAGTGGCTTAAGCTGCTCCTATTCATCTAAATAAAATACAGATTTCATACAGAATCAATTGTGTCAGTAGATAGATGTCAGCTCCTAAAAACTGATCTAAATCGCCTCCGTCCGGCTGTCGTCAATAATGCGGGCATATCGACGCGATGATTCAACATCCCTCTGATAAACATAAGCGCCTGTTAACGGTGGCCAACTATCATCTTCAATAACCGTCGCAATTTCTGAAGTGACAGTGTGCTTCACAACATCCCCCACACGAACCTCAGTCGGTTGCGGTGCGTTAAGATATTCGTCAGGTACTTCGAGTCCAAGTGCGCGGTGGAGAGCGATAGCCTTTCCGATATGTTCGTTGAAGCAGTCGTCCGGTGCGGTCTTGGCGATTCCTCTTGCGTAGACTTTACTCGAATTAGCACCACTCAATAATACTACAACAGTTCGTTTTTGGTTGTTTACGATAAACTCCGCAGTACAAATATAGGGATTATAGAGATCATCAGCGTCAGACACTTCGTAGAAATTATAATTTTTTAACGCATTGATATCCGCCTTCGCCTGCACAACGATTTCATCCCGGCGGTCTTTTCTGGCTTCCACAGACGTTCTTCTTCTGTTGTGCAAACTGGTGTTGTGACTGCATTAACATCGCCCGGAATAATAACAACATCCTCATTTGTTTTTGCGTAATGAACTACGAATGCATAAGAATAATTTCCACCTATAACAATATCGCCTAGACGAGATTTATAGCCGAAGTATTTATCGCCCTTCTTTTCAAAAACTGTTTTAGCATTTTCGATTAGTAGTTTATTTTCCATTTCGTCAGCCCCCTCGTTTTTAACTTCGTTATTGACGATGACTTCGTATTCACTATGAAAAATAAACGTCAGATCAACTTCCTTCGTCGTGATTGTATACCCTATACACAGGTCTGCGGTTAAAATATCCCCGTTTTTGTACTCACCGGAAGTTCCGTATTTATTCGTAATCAACACACGCTCGCCAACTTTGGCCGGACGCTTTTCTGTGACGATAAGTTCGGCGTCTTCTTGACGAATATACAACGCCCTGTCTGGACTATTGACTTTATATGCATTCTCCCATGTTCCCAGTGAAGGAAAGACGCTCCCGATCTGGTTTGCATACCAGACACCTTTACTATACGCCCTCTTAATCCGCACATACTTTTTAATTTCGCTCATTTTAGTGCCTCCTTCGCGTGTAAATTTATTTCGAACAGCTCAGTAATCGGAACTAAATCGACTGGCTTTTCGGGAAGCTCTGACTTCGATTCAATTAATTTTAACGCGTTCTTCAACTGCTTGTTTTCCCAAATCAATCCGGCAACGGCACAGCGTAGGTCTGCAATTTCGCTCTTCATTCTTTCGTAATCTTTCTTCTCTGTCATCCTTCGCATCCTCAATTAAATATTTTTAATTTGTTTATTTCATTTAATTTCATTCAGTTCACCTTTTATTATGAAAAATTCGTGCTCTAATTCTTTGAATCTTTTATTTACTATGTAGGCTTTACCATCTTTCATTTCAAATAAATCAGAGTATTTTCCTGGATTGCTTCTAATAATCTTAAAAGCTATTGTTGCACTAACCCATTTCTTATTTTCAATTTGCTGAAGAACTTCACTCATTTCAAGCAATAAATCAAGCTGTTCTTTATCCTGTTCAGTTTCGAGTTGTAGTATGTCACGTTCCTTTTCGAGTATTTTCCCTTGAAGAGTTTCACTTTCTTTTTCTAATTCAACTTTTTTTGCTTCCAGCTCAATCTTATGTAAGTCACTCGCTTCAGAACTCAATTTCTCACCACCTCAAAATACTTTTAATTTGTTTTATGAATGAAACATCTCCTTTGCCATGTATCCTACAGAAAAAGGGTGAGCAACGACCTCACCCTGATTATATACTTTTAATTTGTGTTTGTCTATTGTTTTTTACATTCTTTATAAGGCTACCTCAAGTTTGATTTGGCTATGTGGCCTATACCCTTCAAGAATGAAGTGTTCAGGTTTATAGTCATAAAAATTCTTTATTGAATTATCTATTACTAACTTTGGTGCTGTCAAGGATTCGCGGTTAATAATTTCTTTGGCTTGTTCGATATGTCGGTCATAGATATGTAAGTTGTTAATATAGTGATGAAATTTCCCTGGCTTATAACCACAAACTTGTGCAATCATATGCTGTAATAATGCATATTGAGTTACATTTATGTTCCCTGCTACAAGATAATCTGACGAGCGTTGGACAAGGGTCATGTTTAAAAATTCTCCGCCATAATCCCACATTGTCAAGAAAGCGCATGGATATAACGTCATTCCATGAAGATCTTGATGATTATACAAATTTGTAATGATTCGTCTGCTGTATGGGTTGTTTTTCAGATCCCAAATCAACCTGTCAATCTGGTTAAAGTATCCTTCTTTGTATTTGTGCTTATACTGCATCTGTCTCCCATAAGCTAACCCTAAATTGCCATCTTCATTAGCCCAGCTACGCCAATATTTAACTCCATATTTTTCTTCAAGCAACTGAACATCGTTTGATTTATCTTGGTATATCCAGAGAATTTCTTTTAACCCTGATTTAAAAGCCGTTGGCCTTAGAGTAGCAATAGGGAATTCTTTCTGTAAATCATATTCATTCAACACTCCAAAGCATTTTAATGTATAAGCTGGCGTATCATCAGACCACTTAGGTCGAATCTTTTGCCCTTTATCCGATTTGCCTTCGGACAGTATTTTATATAAATTTGATTTTAAAACTGTATCCGCGGTGTTAACTATATTACTCACCTCATTTTAATTCATTTATTAGTTCATCCATATTCTCCTTGACACTTTTCTGTACTGTATTGGGCAAAGCTTTAATTTTAGTGTTGATTGTTTTGCTTCCTACATTGCGTATTTTTTCAGTTAATTCTCGAAAAGCGTTCAAAGCTAAATCACTGATCTCATCAAATTCCCCCTGGATTTTATGAAGCACGTCAAGGTGTAATTCGTCTGACTCCTCAAAAACAACCAATGTTTGTTCTAGCTTATTAATTTTTTCTAAGTGTTGCTTTATTTCATCTATCTTCTTCATTTTGCACCTCCTTAACAATTACGATAAAAGTCTTCTTTTATTGAAAATCCAAAGGTTATTAATACCTATATTTTCAAAGATTTGATAAAATTAAATTGTTCAATAAATTCTGCAAAAGGTGGTTAAATTTATGCAAACAACTCAACACCCAATTATTCAAGGATCAATTAAAGATGTAGGCTTTGAAAACAAAAGCAATTTCAATTACACATATGAAGTTGACAAAGAAATTCTTCATGTTTATGATACCTTGAATCACAACAGCACTTCTGCAATTAATTGTGTAGAAGAAATTATTGCTGTGTTAAAAGAAACTCTGCAACCAAGCAAAACTGGGATAAACAAAATCATTGAAGCAATTAAGAACGTAATATCTTCAAGTTCACCTTTTAAAAAAGTTATTATTTATACAGAAGTAAATAATTTAACAACCGGGTACAAGAATAGAGGAAACTTTCTTGATATCCAAGCTTACGATCCAAAACAAAAGGATTATGTCGGCTGGGATCACGAAGAGCTTTACCAGTTTTACTACGATTCACAGAAGCTAAGCTATACAATTAATAAATAAAGCAGCAAAGTTTAGGTAAACCTTGGCTGCACTCTACATCATCTACTTGTACACATGAAGACAGCCAAGGTCTTTATTTACTTAGTGCCTGTTGAACCATGTCCTCCACGGTTTTCGTTACCTAAATGATCGACCTCGACCAATTCAACTGCAGGCATCTTCTTCATAATTCTGAATTGGCAAATTCGATCTCTCTTTTTAATTTCAGTATCTCGCAGCGCGTAAGCCGGGAAGAACCAGAAATCATTGTCCCCTTTGTATGACTCATCAATCACGCCCATTGAATTTGTCTGAATGATACCGAAGTTTTTATATGTGCTTGAACGAGGAACAACATGAGCTTCATACCCTTCAGGCAATACCATCGCCACTCCGAGGGGAATCAATTTAAACTCATCCTTTAAAATAGACACATCCTCCGCAGCTCTCAGATCAATCCAGTCTCCCTGTTCAATTTTTGAAATGCGCGTTTGTGTTTTGTCTGCATATTTTATTTTGATTTGCAATGACATATGTAGTAGCTCCTTTTCTTTTTAATTTAATAATTCTTCAATTTCTTTAACTGAGATGACCCCTTCCGCGGACATTCCTTTAATGTCCTCTAGCAGAAGACCCTTACGTATGTATTTTTCATTTATTTCATCGATGATAAACTGAGAATCCGTCAAAGGCTTTGAGTATTGAGTGAAGCCTGAATAAACTTGAGACGCATTTTCTAAAAGAGCTTGATAATCGAACAGCTCTTTCTTTACTTGTTCAGTGTTGAGCGTCCCATCTTCATTTTCCACTATTCCTTTCCAAAATGATTCATAGATCTCGTCATAATTTTTCATACCATCCCCCCTTTTTAATTCACATTAAAATTACCATTTTATTTATAGTTCTCGATTTTAAAAATTAATTCATCTAACTCATCTGGCTTAAAACCGATACTGCGTTTTACTTCATTTCCCCTTTCATCGAGCAGGATAGTGACGGGGACTCCCATCACTCCATACTCTGCTGCTACTTCTGGCCGTACAGTAACATCAATCGCCTCAAATTCAATCCCTTTTTCTTTTAGAAAATTAGAGACTAATTGGCAAGGGGTGCATGATGGCTGTTCTAATTTGATTAATTTCATTATAGTGATACCTCCTCAAAATAAAAATCGTCGTCCTTCAAAGGTTCAACGGTTGCTTTTTTGTACCCGTTTCCTTTCATTGAGAAGAAGTCGTGTGACTTCGTTTTCGTATTCAACCCGTTCAGCACGATCGGATTGATCTCTTCTTCTTCAAAGTACGGATTGAATCCGAGATTGGACAACGCTTTGTTTCCGTTATACCGAATGAATTTTTTAACGTCATGTGTGAGGCCGACTTGATCATACAGTTCTTCAGTGTAGGCGATCTCGTTGCGATAGAGTTCTTCGATAAGGCTTAACGCAAACATTTCAAGTCGATGCTGCGTGCCTTCGTCTTTCTTGTTGTAAATTTCCTGGGCAAGCAAACCGACATAAACACCGTGAATCGCTTCGTCCCGAATTATGAGGTTGATAATTTCTCCGCACTGCATCAGCTTTCCTTGACCGTAGAAATATAACGGATAATAAAATCCGCTGTAGAATAGGAAGCTTTCGAGATAAACCGATGCAACCATCGCCTTGTATAACGAAATGTCATCGCCTGCCTCAATCGCGTTATACAGTCCGCCAATGATTGCGGCTTTCCGCTGCAAGTAGCGATTCGTCTTCACCCATTCGAACAGTTCCGTTATCTTCTCTGTCGGGGCAAGCGTCATGAAAATGTTTGAATAGGACTTGGCATGAACCGCATTTTCCATCATCGCCATGAAGTTCAGCACCGCTTTGCGCTGATGCCCTTCCACATGCTCAGCAATTGTTGGCATACCAGTATTCCCTTGTTCTGTGTCCAGTAAGGTTAACCCGGCCAACACTTTCATATATGTATCTTTTTCTTTGTCTCCGAGGTGTTTCCATGTAAGTAAATCTCCATTTAATGAAATCTCTTCCGGGAGCCAAAACTGCTTAACGTTCTGTTCATAAAACATTTGTGTGAATCCGTCTTCGTGCTGCGACCAGTTGGCCGCTGTATATGGTGCATTGTTTTCTGCCATATGTTTGCCTCACTTTTTCAGATCAATTTTATTCTTCAAATAGTTTCTAATGACTGATTAGCAACTTCTGTTTTAAGTTCCTCTTTTAATAACTCTTCAAAAATAGACTCTAAAACTTGTACAACAATACTATTGCCAGCTAGTTTATATAAAGTTGCATTGCGCTTATTTGGTTTTGTAGGATACTCTTTTAAGACCTCTTCAAAGTCAGAATCATCAAAGCCCATCAGCCTCCAACACTCACGTTCAGTTAAATAGCGATATTTTAATTCACCTATCCGAATAATTCCCGCATTCGGACATCTATCTTGTCGAGTGCTGATTGTCCAGCAACTGTCCTCAATTACATCTAAATAACGATATTTCTCATCTGCGTTTGGATTGAACTCTTCTATACGATTTAACATACTTGGAATATTAATCATATACTGAGGAGCTGTAACATTACCTTCTAAGAACTCTTTGATGTGTTGTGCTGTTTTTCGATTTAGCTTACTGAAGTTAAAAGCCTTATTCCCCAATATAGAAATTGTAAATACTCGTTCTCTTCGCTGAGGGACACCAAAATCCATAGCATTAAGAACTTCAAATGAATTCGTATATCCAAGATCTCTCATTTTCGAAAGATATTTGTTAAAGTTGTGAATCATATCCTTATCAAGTACGCCTTTAACATTTTCCCAAATAACATACTTTGGTTTCCAATTCCCCATATTTTCAATAATCCTTAACGTTTCCCACATGAGCGAAGATCTTGTTTTATCTTCATCATTTCCTCCCAATCTTTGACCAGCTCTACTAAAATCTTGACAAGGCGATCCATGCACTAAAACATCTGGTCGCAAATCGTACCCCACTACGCTTTGTGGCTTATAGCGATGGTCATATAGTGCGTTATATGCCCTTACTGCCTTTTCGTCAATTTCTACATAATCAATTGCTTTATGATCCACACCGAGGTTAACTAATGCTTTCCTCGGTGCCCCAATTCCCCCAAATAACTCAAGAATCTTAATCAATATAATTATTCGTCCTCCTTCTTGTAACCGTCTAGCAATGCCGTTAATATTCTAGGCGTGATTGTAGCGTGATTCATAGTATCGTAGCACCATCGCTCATATCGCCGTAATTCCGCGATTTCTTCATCCGTCAATGGTTGCGACATCTATTCGTCCTCCTCGTCATAATCTACTTCCTCATCTGATACGGCGCTGAAAGACCATTCGCGAGGAAAGTCTTCGTTGAATAACCAATGATCGATTCCATGCGTCACACACGTTCCGTGAATTAATTCGTCCTCGTTGTAAATCACGTAGCCCTCGATTTTAACCTTCCGCATCATTCGTCCTCCTTCTTATTGAGAACTTTCCTTTAGGTAAAATCAAAACCTCGCCGTCTGCTTCTTTAAAAATCACGTTCCGAAAAGTACTGTCATATACAAACGTTCTATTACTTTGTGATTTCACTTGACCGCCATCCGCCTCAAAACCAATAAGAACAGACCTTTTTCGTCTTCTTAAATACCAGATTGCTAACGAAGTAAGCATAACCGCCTCTCCCTTCTTTGTTTAAACCACGCACGACAAGCAGCCTTCCTGCCCGGTATCTTTTGTTCGCGCGTAGTACAGCGTCTTGATTCCTTTGTGATGCGCGTAAAGGTCAATTCGGTTAAGATCGCGCGTCGTCATCGTATCCTTTAAGAACAACGTAAATGAAATGCCTTGATCGACGTGCTGCTGAATTGTCGCGATCATATCGACGACTTTGAACATATCCATGTCGTACGCTTCCTTGTAGAAGAACCAGTTCTTCGCGCTAAGCCCCGGCATCGGATAATACGTCTTGGAGTTTCCGTATGTCCGTTCCTCTATGCGCTCCATAATAGGCATGACACCAGCTGTTGAGGATTGAACATACGAGATGCTTCCTGTGGGAGCTATTGCTTGTCTATAAGAATGATATAAGCCATACTTCATCACAGCTTGTTTAAGCTTCTTCCAATCTTCAATTGTTGGAATATGCTGATCTCCAAACAGTTTTTTTACTTTTTCATACTTTGGACTAAAGCTTTGTTCTTCGTATTTCTTGAAATATTCACCTGATTTGTATGTAGAGCCTTCAAACTGGTAATATGTTTCCCCGGCTTCTTTGGCGATTTCCATTGAACGCTCAAGAGAATAAAAGTTCATCATCATAAAGAAAGTGTTCGCGAAGTCCCTCGCTTCCTCACTTTCGTAGGCAATACCATTTTGAGCTAAGAAACCGTGCAGATTCATTGCTCCAAGCCCAACTGACCTCATAAGCTTATTTGCCTTAGCAACTGCTGGAGCATTTGTAATATTGGTTTTATTCGATACATGAGTCAATGCATCAATAGCTAATTTAACTGTATTCTTAATTGAATCGTTCTTCATGACGTTGAAGATATTGATCGAGCCTAGATTACATGAAATGTCCAAGCCAATATCGTCCTCTTCGCCATAGTCTGTATACGTTGATACTTTGGAGGATTGTAGAACCTCGCTACAAAGGTTGGAAAATTTAACCATCGAAATATGACTGTTAGCGTGGAATCGGTTTACATTGTCGGTAAACATCAGGTAAGGATAACCCGATTCTGATCTTAAGATTGCGAGCTTTTCTAATAGTTTACGAGCATTCGCTTTTTTCTTTCTGACATTTAGGTTTTCGACCAATTCATCATACATTTTTGCAATATCCATTTCGTCTAAATGTTGCCTGTATTCCTTATAAACTGAATAAGGATAGAACATGTAGAAGTCTTTATCTTCCCTAGCAAGTTCAATAAATTTATCTGGGATAACTACACCAATTGATAATGTTTTTGCCCTGACATCCTCATCTGCTGAGATTTTTTTGGTATCAAGGAAGTCATTAATGTCTGGATGAAAAACATTAAGATAAGCAGCTCCTGATCCTTGTCTTTGCAGACTATTCGGACGTGTTCGCTACAAACGCCCCGCCTTGCGGCAGCTTCATGTTACCACGAAGATTAGACTATATCTTCATCCCATTGGGATGCCTCCTGTTTCGGCTACCAATCGCTTGTAGCCTACGGCTTTTGCCTAGTCGTTGAACGTTCCTCAAATGAGGCTTCGCTGCTGATTGTCCTATAAGGAGTTCCCAGCAATTAAAGAGGTTTTTCGATCGCCATTGCTGACGAAAGGGGCCAAATTTAACCCATCTGGTCTGCATATCGAAAAGCGTTATCGAGCAGTTTCATTACACCTACAACGCCTTTTGTAGCATTCTCAACTTTTTTAATTGGCTCACCTTTTGCTCGAATCTTGCTCAGATTAAGTGCAACACCACCACCAAGCTTAGATAACTGCATTGAAATATCGACTGCTCTAGAAATGTCATTCAATGAATCATTAACTTCGAGTAAGAAGCAGCTAACCATTTCACCTCTTCTTTTTCGTCCTGCATTAAGAAAAGTAGGTGTTGATGGTTGATATTCCTGTTTCATCATAAGTGAAGTGAATTCTTTTGCTTTTTCAGCATCTCCATTGGCGAAAAACAAAGCAACAACACTCACTCGATCTTCATACCGTTCAAGAATTTTCGTTTTATCGTTTGTCTTCAAGGCATAGTCATTGTAAAACTTGAATGCACTCATGAATGAAGGGAATCTGAATTTGAAGCTATACGCCAATTTGAACACTTCTTTAATCTGTTCAAAAGTATATTTGCTTAAAAACTCTTCTTCGTAATAATCATTCTCTAAAAGATAGTCCAGTTTTTCTTTGAGATCGTGAAAGAAGACAGTGTTTTGATTAACATAGTCAACAAAATAACTGTGTACAGCTTCCCTGTCCTTCTCGAATTGAAACTTCCCGTCTTTTTGAATCATAATTTCGTTATTCAGTTGAACCCACTTTGGCACCTGATTGATTACTGTCAATAAACTTAACCTCCTGTATTAACTTGTCCAAGTCTGAATCTGATCCACTTAATTCAAACTTAAGAAGTACTGGTACTTGATAATGTTGTGAGAGTTTATCTGCCGCCGCAGCATAATAGCTACCCCAATTTCGATTCCCGCTTGAACAAACCCCGTACAAAAAATCTTTATTATTATGTATAAACTTCTGAGTTTTTTCAGGAATTTGCCCGAATTTAATTGTGTATGTAATATGTATGAATGGCTCATCAACCTTTAAATCCTCAGTGATTTCCATAGTTTTAATTTGCATTTTTTGCTCAAGCTTTCTTACAAATCTTCTAACATTACCTGTCATGCTTTCATATGTAACAAGCATTATTCGTTTATACTTCCTGAAACAAATTTTTCAATGATTTCTTCTGCTTGATTATCTGCAGAAAACCCGGTATTTGCCTCTTCTAAATTAATTGCTGCCATTTCTTGATATCCTTTTGCCATCGTCTCGTATAACGAAGCATCCCTAAACTGTTTGACTTCGACATACTTGTTCCTGTAGCTTTTAGGTACTACATATTGCTCTCCTTTTGGATTGGTGGCCACAAGTTCTCCCACTGCTACAGGGACAGAATAGCCTTCCGGTGTATGTATTGTCATATTACTTTTAGCTTCTTCAATGCTCACAAGTTGATCTTTTTTCACATACAGTTTTTTAGCAGCGACCATCACTTTTCCTCCTTATATTACTTTTAATTAGTATATAAAATTATGATTTTATTTAGATTATTAGAATCAAATCACCATTTTCGATATTTGACAGTTTAAATTTGAAATGGTTACTCATAATCTTCCTCCTTTCATTTCCCTATATTAAGCACGGCTCTTAATTCATCAGCCAATACTGAAACTTCACGACCATAATCATCAAATTTAAGGTTTACATACTCTCCGTTTGGTTTTACGATGAGTTTCCCTTGTGGATGTGTATTGTCTGAATCTTTGTGTATTTTCAATCTAGCTTCAAGTTCCATGAGATCATACCTCCCTATAAATCCGTAATTCCACCTAAATACACGATAACTTTGTACTTCACCTCCCTTTACTGATCATTAATAAATGCTTAGCTCCTATCCACAGGTTCCTAGCTAAAGCAAACTGTGAACATTCATCAACTCGAGCACAGTATATTGTGTTTCCCTGAATGGTAGTATACTATATATTGTGAAGGAACACATATTCTACCTTGAAAGGCAGGTGTATACATATGCCTAGAAAACCAAGCTCCAGAAGAGTCTCATCGCCAAAAATGGTTAAAGTCGCTTCAAAAGTCTTGAGAAATAAAGGCTCTAGCAAAACTTCAAAGAGTTTAGCAGGTTCAGTTCTCTCTCAAGCAAAATCAAAAAGAAAATGAACAGGAGATGAAAAATTATGAGTAATGGTTTCAAAGAATTCGATCGAAAACTTAAAAAAATGCAACAAAAAGCTAGTGAACTTGAAAAGGGACAAGAACTTCAATTAAATGAGCTTTTTACCGATTCATTTATGAAAAAGAATACGAAATTTTCGTCTCTTGATGAAATGCTTGATAAATCTCCTTTCACCATTGAAACCCAGCAAGATTTTGAATCAATCCCCGATGATTTATGGGATGACTTTGTTAGGGAAAACAGTAAATTTTTTAACTGGGAAGAAATGCAACAAGAAGCAGCAAACATATATGTTGCTAAACAATTAGGCTTCTAGGGAGATGGCTTCGGCCATTCTTCCTTCGATTAACGGCTTCTCAATCCATTTTTATAAATCTCTTATTCTCTTTTCCATCTACAATCACATTCCCAAAAAACATGTCCTTAGGTCTTGCCCAAAGTGTTCCATCTTGATCTTCATATGTAACAAGTATTTCTTCTGTTTCAGTATGAATGATTTCCCCTATAACCTTATAAATGCCACCTTTATAGTGTTTAAAATAACATCGATAAAATCAAAAGTGTCCATTGTAGCTTTCCTCCTTAAACTTCCTCTAAATGCAACACAAGAACATTTTTATATGGATCTAATTGAATCTCATCCCTTGCTTCTTCACCATCAATCCTGAAGTTAACTGGTGTGTCGCCGTAAAAATCAAGTTGATCTTGTAATGCTTTAATTACATCACTTACTTTTGGGTTAATTAACTTGCCATTAATCTCATCATAAGCCACGGGCTTTCCTCCTCTTTCTTTAAAATCATCCTTTTATTTAAACTATGTAGGGCACCAATCACTCATATTCTGGGTTGGTAAAGCTCGTCTGATAATTATCGATAATCAACTTTGATTTACGAGTCCACATTTTGAAAATAGTTGCATCTGCGCCATATAATCCGCCCATGATTGTCTTATTATCAAAAGCCCTATCATTAATTTCTGCTCGTGTGACTGTTAAATCGTTGTCAAGTGTTAATCGATATTTGCATCTGTACCAGTCTTGGTCTTCTTCTGGATCGATATAAATGTATTTACCACCATATTTATTTTCAACAATTACAGTGATCTCTTTGTAATCATCATAGTGCAGTTCATTCAGTTCACAATCTTGCTCTACGATTTCATTGATAAGTTCAGACAGCTTGTATTCTTCTTTTGCAGTACCCAAAATATCCCGGATACTTTCTTGAATACGTCTTCCCCCTTCCTCATGGACAGATCGCTCTAATTCATCTCTTATGATATTTACAATAACTTGGTTGTAAGATGGAATATCCAAACTTTCTAAATTAAATTGTATCTGATCTTGAACTTGCTGCTTCAATTCTTTCCCAAAGTCACTCCAACTTTTAAAAGAATCTTTAATAATATCTTGAATGGTTTCTTCAAGTTGCTTCCTTACAATTTTCTCAACGTATCCTTGATCTTTTAATTCTGTAAGAGTGTCATTTATAATTAAATTTAAATCCATTTTCATCACCCTTTTTGTTTTTTAGTTAAAATAAAACTTTTGACCAGCTATCTTCGACGGCATAGTAACCACCTTTATTTCATCCACTATTTCTCCAGATGGACTCTTTTTAAAAACAATCATTGCAGAATCTTTTATATTCACATTAGACATTTATTCAGCTCCTTTCATCTTCTCATGCTTACACTGCCACCCGCGTCTACACTTCCGCCTACAGTTCCACAACAGACACTTCCCCCAGCATCTACATTCCCTTTAACATTGCCGCAATTTACACTTCCTCCTGAATCAACATCACCTAAGACGTCACCTCTCACTTCAACAGAAGCATCAGAGTAAACTTTAACTGGGCTGCCTTCGATTTTAACCTTTACTTCTCCAGATACAGAGCTCTCTACAGCCTGTCCATCAATAAGAACTTTGTTATTGGTTATTGTAATGTTGTTCCCTTCATATCTAACTCCATTAACAGTGACTTTACCGCTACTGCTGATGACTGTACTTGTTTTACTTTTACCAAGAAAATTCAAAATTCTCACCTCCTTTTAATTAAACAGCCGTTTCAACCAGGATTTATTAGCCTTAACTGCATCTGCATTTTCATATCTCTTTTCATGCTCAATATCCATAAGAGCTTCTTCATACTGTTTAACTGCCCATTCTTTGCTTAAAATTGTTTCTTCATCTTCAATAATCTTAACAATGTGATCTGTTTCATACGTCCATTCATTATTGAGGTTTCGATATCTGTCCTTAATAACAATGTAATCATTTATACCTTTAATATAAACTTTTTCACCAACATTGATAGGTTCTCCGTCTATCTCCCCTTCAAAAAATATCTTCTTTTCACCAATAGAGTGATCTACAAATGAATAAACTCCATGTTTATCGTATGCAGATATAGCACTAATAAAAGGCTTAAGGACTTCACATATTTCACCATCTTTAGAAAACAACATAGGGTGTACATTAAACATATAATTCTTGTATAAAATTTGACCCGTAAATTTTGCTTTATGTCTTGTCAAACCATCGCCTCCTTTAAATCAAACAAACGCTTCTGCAGCAATTTTCTTAAGAGCTTTAATGAGCAAATCAAGTGCTTTCTTATCGCCCATTTCATCTCTGTTTGCTTCAATATAGTGCACTGCATTTTTTAATTTATTTTTCATACATTAGCCTCCCTCTCAATAAAATTTGAATTTTAATCTAAATGCTCCATTACAATTTTCAGATAATCTTTATAATCAATAGCAACTACACTGCCTCCTTTAACAAGTTCTTCACTTTTAACTCCAAAGAACCATCTGTCATCTATCCATTGACGACCAGTCATGTTGTTTAACCCTAGTTCATCATGAGACCTAAATGGATTCACTTCTTCAATTTGCTCAATCATAGTTTTTATTTCTTTGAAGAACTTAGATCGTTTTTTGAAAGCATAGAATCCGTCTACTGGATTTTTAACAATGTCGTTTTTAAATACGTCATACGCTTCTGTTCCTTCGTAGACTCCGAAATACTCAGAGTGATAAAACGAAAAACCCTCTTTGACTCCATACTTTTCTTCAAATTTATCAAAGAATGAGTTAATGTCTTCTTTTCGTTTCTTCTCAGACCTATACCAGTCGCTCTCCTGTTTAACTTCGTAAATTGGTGCATCTAATGTTTGCATACGTTCATCTCCCTTTGTTTTCTTTTTGTTTACATTTGTCGTTATGTGCGCTTGCCTGGGAAATTTTCAAAGGGGAATAACTCCCCTATTTCCCTTATTTCTTTTCATTCAGTGGAAGTTGAATCATTGAATTCGTTCCTGTTTCTTTAGGTGTTTTACCGTCCCATTTTCAATCAACCAATGACCACCTTAACCCCAATCACGCCATTTAATTACTTTTAATTAGTTTATTTAGATTTAAATGGTTTACAGTTTTCCTTATTGTCATCCCTTTGCACTCTTTTTTAACTCTTTTGAAAAGAGCCTCACCACATTTCTTACAGCAGTTGATTTCAACTTTGTCCTCTGCTGTTCTTACTTTCTCTTCAGAAATCAGAAATCCTTATGCACATTGGGTGAGTTGTATAGCCACTGCAAATATCGCATATGTAGTTCATAAATACCTCTTAACTATGAAAATATTATATACTTTTAATTTATGTCTGTCTATAAAAAATTAGCGAATGTCGTTTTTAATTTCTTCGATTTTCATAAGTGCAAAAATCAAATCCTTGTCAGCACGATTCCACACTTTTCTTTCCTCATATGTAAAAGTATTCTCTAGATATGTATGAAGATCATCAAGTCTTTTCTCGATCAAATCTAAGTTATCTAATATGAAATTATAAGCGTAGTAGTTGATAGTACCCTCCCCCAATCAATATGTATGGATGATCCAACTGTTCACAAGCTTATGATCTTGTGTTCGCTCTTGAATCTCACAATTAAATGCTCTTCTTCTGTTTATGTATGCAATAGCTTTCTGTTTAGTTGGAAACTTAAGATTAACCCTTGTTCCATTCCACAATACTCTAAAATAATTCTCTCCCAAATTCACTTACCTTTCTCTTTTATAGTCTGTTTAAAATTGATATTTTATTCAGTTTCACAAACACTTCACACATTACTAAATTTTTACATGCTATACTAGACTTGTAACACAATCAAAACCTAGGGGGTAAATCTTATGAAAAAGTTTTACAAAGGATTGATTGTTTCAGCATTATCTATTTCTTCATTGGCTCTTCCAGCGTTAACAAATCAAGCATCTGCCCATGAACCAGCACAAATTAAACAAGTTGTAAAACCTGCCGATGCCATTGCAACAGTGGATTTTCATATGCTAAGGAATTCTAATGTTTTGTTGTTAAATGGCTATACAAGATGGGAAATAGTTTCTGGCAGCCATCTTATCAGCATAAGTCCTGGTGGTGTTGTGTCTTCCCATTCTTCACTCGGTACAGCATTGGTTTATGCTTATGATATCAATGATAACTATGTGATTTATAAGATTACTGTAGAACCTCGATAAATTCTTGGTAGAAGGAGTGATTATTCACTCCTTTTTATGCGCCTAATTACAAAGTTAATAACGTCATCCTGAGACAAATAAGCCGTGTCAATCTCGATGATCTTCATACTTCCATTTTTAAACCAATCAATATATTCTTTTAATTTGTTTATGTATTTATAATAAGCATCTTGTTGCTTTAATGACTCCTCTACACTTTCTTCCACTTGTCCAAACTGAATCTTATCTCTGTTTAGTCTTTCTTTTAAAACTTCCTTATTAGATACCGTAAAAAAGAAAATATAAATATCATCATCCAGTGTGGGCAGCAGTTGGCAAAGGCTCTTAAATTTTTGATGAAAATCATATTCCTTATATAGGGATGAAAACACCATCTCCGTTGGGAAGAAACGATCCAATATTGTTGTATAATCGCTCACTCTCGCCTTCCATTTGTATAAGAGGTCGAATATTCCTTCGTAATAATTTGATATCTTAGCAAGTCCCTCATCACCATCTTCGTGAAAGCCTGTTGGGTTAATCAATGTACTGTGCTTTAACCGCTGCCTTAGCTTATACGCGACTGAAGACTTTCCAGTCCCCCTAGCTCCCTCTACAATTATCAGCATTCATCCACCTTCCTTCTGACTTTGTGCCATCCCAACACTTCATAAAATCCATCTTCATATTGAACTTCTACTTGATGATATCGTTCATCCACTGTTTTTACAGTTGCTTTTTCACCAGAGAGATTAACAATAACCTTCTCGTCGACTTTATACACCCCAATCAACTCCTTTTAATTACTGCAATAAGATAAGATCTTTATCTTCAAAATCATATTCTTCATAACCGATACCATCAAACTCAATACCCACTATTTTATTCTCATAATCTATGTAAGAAACAATGCCTGTCCCCATTTCATCTACAAAAGCCTTTTGATTCAATCTCAATATGTATCACTCACTTTATGTATTAAATTCAATTCTGATTCTTTGTATCTCCCAATCTCACCGTTGTAATGAAGCACATCATAATCATATTGCCAGCTGTTTACTTTATCAATAATAACGCCCTTAAGTCCTACAAATGAAGGCATCCCATACTTTGCGTTACTATTAATCTCTACTTCATCGTTCAGATTGTAAGTCCAATACTTTGGCAATCAATCAGCTCCCTTTTGTAATGATACTCACATCAACATTTCTTCGACCAAAGTCTCTTGCGATTGATTCTGATTGAACAAGAAGATCGATTCGATTCCCTTTAATATCACCTCCTGTATCTATAGCATAAGCCTCAAACGAATCGTTATTATAAGATACCTTCACTAAAGAGTGCAGAGGAATTACAGATGGATCAACTGCAATCACTCTTTTCCCTTTATAGTAAATTGTATTTGACACGTCATAGCCTGTTTTAGTTGTCCCTATACAGCCAGTATCGCAAAATGGAACATAAGCCGTGGCCTCCATTTTAATGGCTTGATTTTGTTCGTGAGGCCTCTTTTGAGTCTTTTGCTTGGGTTTGAAAGAAACTTTCCTCTTTGTATTTTCTTTTAATTTGCTTTTTGGTTTATTTTTTTTAACTTCTTCTACTTTAATATGTAAATACTTATCTTGTGCCTTTTCAATAATCTCTTGGCGAGTCTCTAAATGAGGCAGCACCTGCCTTTCAAACTTCACTTCACGAATGAAGTCTGGCTTTTTATAAAATGGCTCTTTTATTGAAACCTTCTTTTGCTGCTGGATATGTTCCTCTATCATCTTGTAGCCTAATGTTGATCCCACCCCCAATAGAAAGATTACAGAATAGATCTGCAACTCTTTGTATCTATTATATACTTTTAATTTGTTTGAGTCTATCAGTTTTTTGAAAATTTCCATCACATCCGTATTATAATTGCTTTCTTTCTGAGGTTAAGATTAAATTTCCTTCCGCGTCTACACCTTCGATTTTACACACCGTATGCTGATAGACACTATTCTTATATGTCTTAGGGATAAAATTGTTTCCTCTTCTAAAGCCAGTAAACATTAACAGTGTGCCTCTTGTATACCAGGACTTTTCAACAACTTCTTTCTTTCCGTTTATGTTTCGTGAAATTTGTTTATTGTAATGACTGAAGCTCCCAGCCCACTGTTTGACTGTAACCACTCCTGTTGGTGTTAACAATGTAATTGTGTGTTTGTTTTTATCTCGATCAAGAGCTGTACCTATAATTCTATGAGTTTCATATTCATAAAGCTCTTTTCCTCTCCACTTGTATGGTCGACCTTTTACTGGTTCATCGGGCAGTTTATGAAAATCAACGATGCTGTACTTTGAAAAGTTCACATTGCTTAACTCATGATCGTGATAATAATAACTAAGTGAGTCCATCTCCCATTTTCCATATGAACCGTTCGCGTACTTTTCCCATTCTTGTCTAAATAGACAATCATTTAGCTTTTTTAAAGGCTCTTGGGTTCCAATCCAATTTTTCAATTTCAGCATTTTTCTGTCGTATTCCTTTTTAAATGCCTTTTCAGATATCACAAGATGACCGTTATGTACATCAACTATGCTACTTTCATCAAAGTATTCATTATAGAAAGTAGATGCTATATCATCAAGCAGCAATAATTTGTCTTTTGGTGAATCGACCTTTTTAAAAACTCTCTTGCTAATATAATCTTTGAAACGAAAGAACCGTATTTCTAATGCAAAATCCCCTGGAACTAAATCATTTTCAATAAGCATCTTCAAATTGGACATGGTTAGCTTACTTTTAGGTTCGGAGATTAAAGAAATAAACGATTTCATTAAATCTTTTCTCTCCCCAAATGAATCAAAGCAGCCTCCCTTTATTAATTGAATGACCTGTCCTTTCTTTATGATACCGCTATAGTACATTCTCTCTAGAAAGTCCTCAAAATCAGTATAAGGTCTATTGCTGATAATTTGATGAACAACCTCGTCGCCGATACCGTTCATCCCCTTCATGCCAAAAATAATTGAGTTATTTTCAATATCGGCTTTAAAACCAAATCCGGCCTTGTTGATATCAGGTAAATCAACTTTAATTCCTCGGCGGCGTATATTCCCTATTGCTGAAGCAACTTTACCGTAATCTGTTTTTTGTGTCTTCTTCTTTTTGTCTGGGTCATCAGATTCTTCTTCATTTTCGACTCCTCCGCTGTTCACAGTTAGGCAGGCTGTATTCCAGTATAAAGGGTTATACCGATAGTTTAAGTTCAATTCCTGTAGAGCGATGATTGAATATGCCAAAGTATGAAGTAAACTAAAAGAATCTTTTACACCCTCGGTTTCCCGATATTTAAGTAGGGGAATAGACTATATCTTCATCTACGCTTTTTTTGTAGTCTTGCTCATAAACCCATTTATAACCCGCAAACGAATTTCTATTTCCTTTACACACCTGAGAAATTGCACCATTGTCTGTTTTATTCAATACTTTATAAGCATCAGTAATACTACTAAAATAGTTTACAAAGTCTCCTTCTATTGTTAATTGTATTACCCCTCTGGAGTAAAACTTTACGCTCTTCGAGATATTGCTGACTTTTCGTTTGTCATTTGTATATCTCCATTGATAACCACAAGCCTGACTTCCTTCTTTGTTAATCAGTCCATTACAAATTGTTCTTACATCAATGTTAAGTGCTCGTGCTGCTTCGCTTTCTGACTTATATTCAGCAATTTTTTGTCCTGTTAGTGTATATTGAACTATCGGCTTTGGAATATTAGATAAGCCAGTGTCAAAACAATGACGCATATTCTCTTTCCCTGTTACCCATTCTAAGTTATTTTTGTGATTATTTTGTTTGTCACCATCTTTATGATTAACTTGTAAATTCTTATTTTCTTCGAGGAAGTACGTTGCAACTAATCTATGTGCATACATATAATATTTCTTACTTTGATGAACAATACAGTATTGAACATATCCACTTTTATTGTTTACTCTCGGCCTTAAAACCCCCTTTGTTTTCCATGATTTTTTTGTTATGTTTCTGCATCTGCCAGTGTTTGATATTTCATAAACTGTTTCTGTCCCATTTATATAAATTCTTTTCCATTCTTCCATCTTTATCACCTCCTTAAGCGTAGATGTGTGGCGCTTCGTAAGTAGGGATTTCACCTACTAACTACTCCCAAATGGGATAGTCGTTACACCTTCCTAGTAACCTAGGCTTGGCACGGTATTGTCATAGGATTCCTCCCTTAGAGTTCCACCGTTAGCATCCTTAGAAGAGGACACACCCTGCTTTTACAGGTTCACCACATACGGGCTATCATTTAACCCAAACTGTCTTTTAAATTGAACATTCCATACATAATTCAAAAGGTTATCTGACGCTCCAATTTCCTTCCCCTTTTTGAAGAATAATTTCTGAACCTCTTTTAATACGTCCTCTTTTTTCTTAGCTATGGATTTTCTTAAATAGTTTGATTCCTTAATATCGAACCCTGCTATTTCTTTATCCATTACCATTTGCATGACAACTTCTTGCGTGTCAGCAACCCCATAGATGTCTTTTAAATGCTTCTCAACTACCTTTATTGCATCATCACTTAGGCCGTATTTACGCATTTCCTCGTACCACAGTGACAAATTGTTTTTATATTTCACATAAGTGTCTACGGGTTGCTCTTCGCCATCTGACATGAGTCTCATTAAAGAATTTGTAACAGCAGCTTCAAGCAAATTTTTAGGTTGAACTTTTATTACTGCTTGATGGCCGACCTCCGTTGAAAACTGAAACAAATCCATTATTTCTCCATTCCCGGCCATTTCCCATAACCTTGCGTCTTCATACTCAAGCACATCAGGATGAATGTATTTGTTATACGTCTCTTTTAAAGAGCCCTGCCATTGAATTTCTTCGTTTTCGATCAATTGATCAAGAGTTACACGGATCTTATCTAATGCTTCAATCGTAAGAAGATCAAATTTTACAGATCCCATTGCTTCACTGTCACCCATATTGAATTGGGTAATATATGCCCCATTAGGAGTCTTCATCATTGCATTAGACTTTGTATACTTATCATTAAAAATAATTACCCCAGCAGCATGTGATGAGCGTTTATTGGTTAGTCCTTCGATTTTTAAAGCAGTTTCTTTAAGATTGGGATAGCGCTCAACTTCCCTAATAAATTCTTTAATTGGCTTTCTACCTGTTTCCGCGTCTCCATAAAAACAGTGTTTGAGAGGCCAGTTTGATCCCCTTTCAAATGGAATCATTTCACTTAGAAATTGTGATATGTCATTATCTATTCCCAATCCCCTACACGCAGTTTGAAGTGCCGATTTAGATCCTTCTGTCCCAAATGTAGCGATCTGCAACACACGTTTTTCTCCGAATCTGTCTCTAAGTGCTTTAAGTATCTTTTCCCTTTTTGTCCCCTCGGTATCTATATCAATATCCGGTAACTTCCCTACCCTCTCTTTCGAGATATTTCTCATAGTGCATGTCACTAATCGGGAATAGACCATATCTTCACCCTCAGCAAAAACTGTTAGGGTTGCCCCGCTTCGCAGAATTAAATTCCACTACGTTCCTCTGAACTGGTCGTTGAACCTTTACCATTTTACAGGTACTTGGCTGCTGATTGCCCAATCATTATTCTTTTCAAACTTTCACGCTCACCGTTTCCAGTCACGTTGTAGTGAATAATGCTCTAAGGGGTTCCCAGCAATTCGAGGCTCTTTAAGCATAATGTTTCCAATATGCACGACTATCGTGTGTATCTTAATTTACCTTATTTAATACTTTTCTTATGTAGTCTCTAGAAAAACCCGTGATTCTATGAATCTCTGATTTATTAGTTATTCCACCATTAAACAACTCAAGCACTTGTTTTTCTTTATCATTACTAAGAGCTGTTTTGTAATGCTTTATATACCTTGTTATATTGCTTTCTCCACAGTCATAATGCTTTGCAATATCTTTTCCCGTGTATCCTTTTCTCAGCATCTCTATCATTTGAATAGACTTAGCCTTAAATTCTAATTTATTGATTTCATCTATACATTGATTAATTTCATTAAGTAATATTAAATCCTGGTACTGTTTAAACTTTCTATCTAAATAAATTGTTGCATCATTGTAAAGCTTGTTTGCAATATCTAATGATTGCTTATTTCCTTTAATTCTGATTTGAGCAAAAGACTCTACACCTTTTTTATTTGTTAACTGTAAACTTTGCTTATTTAAATAACTTAAAATAAATTCGCATATCTGTGGTGTTCCACAAAAGTTTACTGCATAAGTGAGGTACTTATCATGAGTTGTGAATCCTCCATCTCCATCAAAATAACCGCGAATATAGTGAAACATTAGATTAGATGGAATTTGTTCTATAGGTGGAATAAGAGTTTTTGACTTTCTTTCAGTCACGCCTAATTTCAGTAAATCTTGATATATTTTTCTGCTGACAATTGATACTCTACAGCTATTAGTGTTTTGTATTATTGGATAATTCGAGTCTAAACTTTTATTTAATTTAACTAAGTGATTAACATCCTTAATGTTTAGGCTTATTTCTAAGATTTTTGAACCGGAATTTTTTTTGATATACACACAACCGTCAGCACTTATAAATCCCAACCAATATGCCTTTTCCTCAGTATCAATTGTCTCAAAAAAGGAATCGTTCACCCTATACTTTCTCTTGTTCATAAAATCACCTCCTCTTTGTTTATTTCGGTTTTTCTTCAAATAAGGTAAGTTAAGATTGACAATCTGGTCTTGATTTATGAATGTGCCTCCAATGCGGCAAGTCGTATTGCATTGGATTAATCTGTGTATTATCAAGTAAGTAATTGATTAAGAATCCTGCTGCACTTCCTCTTGCTGCTCCAACTAAGCTGTCTCCCCCACATTCATCATCCCAAATAATATTAATGATTTCCCTTACAGTTACATAGTAAGATGCCATCGATTGATTTAGCTTTTGACTGATCTCCCATAACTCACCCAATTCAACATTAATTCTGGATAGAATTTTATGAAATTCATCTCTTGTTAGATCATTTTTTAGAAGTTTATTTTCAAACCCGTCTTCAATAAGCTTTAATAAATACCTGTCTTGGTCATCCTTTGACTCCGACATTTTTCTTATGTATTCATACTTATCGTAGGCTGGTTTAAACAAATGCCTCAATTTGAAGTTTGGCAGTTCCATTTTAGGAATAATGGGCTCATGCTCAATCGTATAATCTTCAATCATTTCACCAATTAAAAGAGTGTTTTGAATTGCTTCTTCAACAATCTCTTTATCGATATAATTCATTCTTTCATGGATCTCATCTACATTTTGCACAAAACAAGCTTCATAAAATGAGTCAACTTCTCTTTCCCCGTCTTTGGCATTCAAGAATGCTTGGTGTATTGCTCTGTCTTCGGGTCTTAAATAGTGAGCATCAGTGGTTACTATTCTTTTTAAGCCATAGCCATCCGCTATCTGAACCAACTTTTTATTACAATAAATCTGCTCCTCACTCAAAGCAGGTTGCAACTCAATAAAAAATTTATCTTTCCCAAATACATCAATACACCAAGTAATAAACTGATGTATTTTTAATTTGTATTCTTTAATTAGTTCAGGATCTCCATCGTTCTTTTCAACTTCCATGATCTTCTGTAAGTAAATATTCACTTCCGACCCTAGACATGCCGTGGTTGCAATAATGTGGCCAGGATCTTTCTTGAGAAGATCTTCCACGTCTTTTTTCACTGTAGGTACTCTTTCCATAGTTCCAGTGTAGAAAGAATTTTCCCATGCTTTAGATGATAAAATCCTTAGCTGTTCATGTCCTTTTTCATCAACAGCCAGCATTAAGAAGTGAGGAAATTTTGTTTTACCAGGCTGGTAGTTGTCTCTTACTTCTTCTAAAGAATCAACCAGATATGCTTCATTGCCAAGGATAAGCTTAAAATCTTGAGGCATTTCCCCCTCTTTTTTCATGCTTCGGACAGTCTGAATTGCTTCCAGATGCGCTGACAGAACTTCATGATCTGTTATAGCTAGTCCTTTATAATTCATTTCTAACGCTGTTTCAAGCAACCCTTTTACTGAATTGGTGGAATCCAGCAGCCTGATGTTGCTTTTACACGTATGACAATGACATCCAATCACAGCATTCCCTCCCATTTAAAAAACAAGCACTTTTTTCTTTGCTTTCACCACCTCCATCTCTTCGATTTCGATCTGAGGTGTTTCTTTACCCTTATATTCATTTACTTTAGCTCTTCCGATTACAGTAAGTACCAATCGATCTCCTCTATTGATGAGAGATTCATAGAATTCCTCATCACTTTTAAATTTCATGTATTCAATTCCGCCAACCTTGAACTTTACAGTATTCTTTGTTTTTTTCCCAATATGACTGATATCTTCTTTGTTTATTTCAATATCAGTAATAGCGAGCAACGGTTCCTCTACTTTGTATCCCCAATAGTCTTGGTAACTATTGATTAGCTTAATAAATCGTTCAGTGAGGTTGTCCGCAGCAATCTCAAAATCAACCTCATACTCATTTTGATTAATCACAATATCTTTCAATTTGTGATTAAGAATATCATTGACCTGAATTAAATTTTCTGGTGTTATGCTGAATCCAAATGCTTCAGCATGTCCTTCGACAAACTCGAATTTACCTGTTTCCTCTAAGAGCTGCTTGAAATTTTTAACTGCCCCTTTGTCGTATCCCCTTCCTGATCCTCCTAGAGTTCTATCTTCAAGTTCCCTAGCCAATAAAACTGGTCTTTTGTATTCAGCTGCTAACTGATTCGCAACAAGCCCTGTTAAGTTCTTGTTTAAAATTCCTTCAATATAAACTATTAAAATCTTATTTTTTAACAGTCCTTTTTCTTCAATCCGCTTCTCGATTTCCAATACCGCACTGTCAACCATTTTCTTTTGGCGCTGTTTAATATTCCCCAATACTCTAGCTGTATCCCAATGAATCGATACCAGTTCACCCTCATCTTTTCCACGTTTTTTGTAATATATCTCTTCATTAGATTCGAGCAGCGATCTCATCATCTGATCTTTCTCATCTTGGGAGCCTATACGAATTGCTGCATTAATTAGTGGGTTGATATAGAACTGTGTGTTCTGTATGTTCTTTTTCCCTTTGGTTGAGTACGCTTGTTTTATGAAAAGCTCTTTAATCAAAGGATTTCTTACCTTTTTGAGACCTTGATTCATGTAGTATCGCGTCTCCGGCTCTCTTGAATCTGCCGAATCCGCAATGTTCCCGACAGACACAAGATCTATAAATCGTTTTGCTTCATTTTTTCCGAGTTTATCATCTAAAGCTTGGCAGAGCTTATATGCCATACCCGCACCAGTCAAAGCTTTATTTTTATACTTCGGTGAGAGCTGATTATTTACCACAATTGCATTTTGGGACTCCTTATCACACTCGTGGTGATCAATTACTATTACATCGATCCCTTTTTGTCTAAGGACAAGATGTTCTTCAAATTGATTAGAGCCTGCATCGGGTATTATGACAAGATCCACGCCTTCAGGTATAGTTTCTAAAATTATCCCGTGTTGCTTCCCTTCATGCATTCTCCATTCAATATTGGCCTCAGGGAACACTCTCTTTATGTAGTTAATAATAATTGAGCTTGAAGTAACTCCATCAACGTCACTGTCTACCTGAATAAAAATTCTAGCCTTTTTTCTGAGATGCTTTATTAAACATTCTGCTGCTTCATCAATATTAATAAGGTTAGAATAATGATTTACTGCGTCCTCAGATAAACTTAAAAAACCTTCTATATCTTCAATTCCTCTGTTCTTAAGTATGGTTTTTAGAGGAGAAAAACAAAAATCATTATTGCCAATTAATTTATATTTCAAAAACTATTCACCTTCTCTTGTTCCAATTTCAATTTTATTACTCATCAACTCCTCAAGAACTTCCTTCCCTTTGTCGGCTGGGCTGTCTTTATAATCAAGTAACCCTTTTGTATCCCAGAGAACATATACACGCATAAATGGCGTAAATTTTGCTGCTAATTTCAAAATTTTTTCTTCATAGTTTTTTAACTTTTCTTTGTACTTTTCGTTGCTTTCTCCTTCCTTAATCCCTCTAAATTTATCTAAGGCAATAAACACTTCGTCTACGTCTAACGAAAGAAGAATGTCTCTATGGAAGTTTGAAATATTGTTTGAACAAACAGCGCAGGTAAAATTCAAATCCCCATAGAAATCTTGACATTTTAAAACTGATTTTTCCGATTCGAAAATCATTGCTTTTTTCAAGCGTTTAATTGCTTTTTGTGTTTTATGTAATCCATACAGGTTCATTACTGTTTGATGATTGTACATCATATTCCCAACGGTTAAGGGCATATATTTTCGTCCATTGTCCATGTCTTCTTGGATCATTGAGCGTCTTCTTATGCCGATTAGCCTTCCATCGATATCTCTATGAGGAATTACAATTCCTTCCTCTCGATTTCGAAAATAGTACCCGATTTCGAAATCCGTAATGGTTTCATTGCTAATCCCTTCATTAAGCCAGGCCTCATGGGGATATTTCATAAAAACATCCAGGACAGTTTCACTGTATGCTGGTAGCCTTGTTTCAATTTTATTTCGTTTTTTGAATTTGGAAATCCAATCCCAATCGTCAACAATATGTTCATTTTTAGCTGAAGACGTAAAACCCAGTCCAAAAGTTTTGCCTGACACATTAACCACAAATTCAATCGCTTGTGTAAATGTGAAAGTAATCCCTTGCTGCTTTTTAGCCCTGATTACCAGCTCATAAATATCAAAAGTGTCCCCACATTCTGTATAACAGTGAAACTGCTGTTTTTCATGGTAGTAATAAAGCTTAAAACTCCCCTTTGTCTTATTGTGGCAGACTGTTCTGTAGATTGGATTTCCGCTGCTATCTATTTTATATGTCTCACTGCCAAGTTCATACAAAACCTTATGCACGTCTTCAATTGATAAACTTTCTTTTAATTTATCTTTGTCATACCTCAAAGGGCTTTACACCCCACTACCCTGCTTTTATAATTAACTTTTCGATTTGGATCAATTTATTGTCCACATCTGTGATAAAGCAATCTTTTATTCTCATGGTACCCATATTAATATGTGAAAAGACTTTGACTTTATCGTGTTCATTCCCTCTGTTTTTAAATACATGAGTAACGAAGTTAGGCTCCGGATAGAAGCCAGATTCCAAGATGGCGCCAATTGCATCTTTTTCTTTTTTACTTAATGGCAATACAATCATTGCAGCATCAGTTTTATCCGCAATCGCTTTACTCCCTCTTAAGTATGAAGCATCAATTTGAAGCCCTCTTAGCCATGCATCTTTCCAATCACCATTTAATTGTGTTGCGCTCATCATATAGATGTCGTACTTGTTACAAAGTCCCTTAAGCTTATCCGACATAAGCAATAATATTTGATCTTCTCTTAAATTAACCCCGCTTTTCTTACTCATTTCAGCAAAAATCGTTACAGAGGAATGAATATAATCAAAATAAACGTATTCGACTTCATTTCTGATTACGTTTTTTTCAATTGTTCTCTCTATCTCTTTAATATTGAAATCTGGTAAATGCTCAAACCAAATAGGCGACTCTTTTAACACCTTTGCAGCTTTTTTCACTCGCGTTTTTTCATCTTCTGTTGTGGTGTTTCTGAGTATTTTTTTTTCTTCAACTCCACTGATATATGCCAAAGCTAAACTTTGCAGTTCTTCAGAAATCATTTCAGTAGAAATAACTACCGACTTTTCTTGAAAATCGTTTTTAACCCATTTATTCTGCTTTAGATCATATAATTCAGTTGCACTAAGCCTGCAAGCATCAGCTACCATATTACGGGTTTTTCCTCCACCAGTCATACTTGACCTTAAATAAAATTTCTTTTTCCTAGAACCGCGGAAAATAGATGTTAACATCTCACTGTTCATAGGAACTCCAATGTCCGGTGAATCTTCAAGTCGTTTGAGTAGCTCGTCTACTCCCTCTCCACCTTGAATTCCAATGCTTTCAGGGTTTGTGCTAAACTTCTCTTTAATATCAACAATTTTCATTTCATAAAAGGAAAGAATGTCTTCGATAGATGTTTTGTCGAATTTCTCTTTCATGACTTCTTGTTCTTTGGGATCAATTATGGACTCATCGTATATTTCATCAATATTAAAGCCTAAGCCGACCATCTCTCTCAAAAGGCTAAATTTTTTCAGCCTTGTGTAATAATAATCAAAGTTTTCAACTACAGCTAACTTTTGAATTTGCTCGACATAATCATGTCCGTTGTTTTCATTGAAAATTTTGTATTGTATATCGAAATCTCTAAGATAGCCATCAATTTCAATTTCATTAATAACTTCTGTTCCCTGGTGAAATAAATTATACATCGCAAAAAAAAGAATTGAATGAAAGCGTTCAGGGAAATCGTTTGCTGTAATTTGATATTTGTTGCTGTCTGATAAAAGAGAGGGCTCCTTTAATATACAGCCTAACACTTGAATAATTGCTTTCTTATCTTGTAGCAATTGAACTCCCCTTTCTACAAAGTAGATATATCAACAATCTTTATATTTTTTCTATTTTGTTTTTTTATTACAACAATTCTTTCTTTTGGTTTATGTTTTTTTGCTTTTTCAACTGATTCTTTAATCGCCTTTTTCTGAAGATAGTCCGCTTTTGCTTCTTCATAAATGAATGGGACTATTCCCAATCCATCTCCTTCACGGACAGGATTCCCCAGCGTTTCATGAAAGTGCCTTAAAGCTAACTCTATACCTTTTAATTTGTATTTGTATTCTTCCTGGAATTCTTTAATCTGTTTTAACATCATTCCAGTTGGTGCATCAATCTTATATAGTTCACATATGTATTTAATTAACTCTTTCCGATGTTCTGCTTCCATCTTCCAGGTATCAAAACAATGCTGGTGATAATATCTTTTTTTATAAGGGATTGCATCATCTTTGTCTAAATAAGTTTCGCAGTATGGACATTTAACTCGACGTGCCATATACCCACCTCTTTAAAATAATGAGGGAGATAAACTCCCTCGCGCCTTAATTTTCAAGAAGGTCTTTAAGATCGTCTAAAATAACTGACATTACATCTGTCTGTTTTTTCGTACATTCTGTTACCCTCGCCCCTTGACCGAGATGCTTTTCGGTTACCTCATTTACTTCCTCAAGTCTGCCTTCTTCGCTTAGCTTTGTGCCGATTTCGATTATCTGCTCCATTAATTGGTCATAGTCCAATTTCTCTGATGAGTTCTTTTGCTTCTGTTCTTCATATGTAACGGCCTGAATCCCCTCTGCTTCTTCTTGTCGTTTAATTGCTTCGATAACAGCCTTTTCAAGGTTCTCAGCAGTAAACTCCTCAATGTATGTATCAATATAATCAAAACGGCTTCGAGCAAAAAATTTCTTTGTTTCAGCTAACCAAGCACTAGATTTAATCACCCTGTTATTTTCATCCACACCATTTGAGCTAAGAAATAAGACTATATCGCTATTATCGATTACTGGTGCGAGCACTCGCTTATCCCCTTTAGGAAAGATTTTCCCATCCTTATCTTCAGTTGCGTGGGCAATAAAGACAACAGTGAATCCTACATTTAAGAGTTTGTTAATTTCCTCCCAGATTTCGGTTTCATACTCTTTCCATAAACCAAATCCATCATTCCCATCCTTAATTCGATCAACATCATATTGGTCACATACATATCTCGTAGCATATTTGGAGAAAGCATCAACTTCATCAACAATTATGGTTTGATAAACTTCTTTAGCCTTTTCGGGATTTTTTGTGAGCTGCTTGTTCACTTTTTTGAAATCTCCCCAGCTATTAATCGGCATGAAAGGGACTCCAGCAATTGCATTCAATCCTTTTTCAAATGGAAGATAGAGTGGCTTTTTCATTCTGGTACTCTGTTTTGTTTTTCCTAAGTTGTTAGATCCATATATCGTAATAACTTTTCCTTCTAGTCCTTTTGCTACTACAGAAATCTGAGGGGTAAAAATGTCTAGCACCATCAACATTCTCCTTTTAATTTATTTTATATTGATACCTTAATAATTATTAATTATTAAAATGGCAGATCATCTTTAGAGATCGATTTAGAAGAGCCTGTGACTGCTTTCCCTCCGAATCCAGTTTTCTTCTCATTTTTATTGCTTTTCTTGCTGTCATTCTTCATTTCCTCTAGCTTAAGCTCTCTCTCAGTCAATGCTGCTGTTACTGCTTCTGCGTCAAAGGCTGATTTATCGTCTTCGTCATATGGTTCAAAGCCACCTGTAATTAAGAATTCACGCCTTGTGTTATATGTAATGTTTTCTTTGTCTTTTCCAAATGCTGATTCTTGAACGGTCACTTTCACTTCTTTAAAATTAATGATATCCCCGAATACTTTAACGGTGTTCCCCTTTTCGTAATTGTTTTCTACGTAATCAGAACCCTCTTTTGTTACCGCAAATGTAAAGGGGATAATTTTTCCTCCATATAAAGGAATGTATCCTTCCAATAGAACTCTTCCCGTTTCCTCCCCTTTCACTTTTTCTTCTTTAACCCCTTTTACAAATAATTCAACTTCAAACTTTGCTCTCGGATTGTATTCTTCATCTGATTTTAAGCGGTTAACAAAGTTAGTGGACAATTGCGGGTATGACTTTAAATTGTCTTGGACATAATATTCATTCAGTCCAATTTTCCCTTGTGTTATTCTAACTTTGTCAGCTTCTTCTTTACCATGAGTAGCTACAGACTTATAGTCATTAATTATTGTTTTATAACCCTTAGCAATCCCATTTTCTGAGCCGTCTTCTTTTTTATACTTTGACATTCCAGTGACAGTATGTACCTCGTTTGGAGCTGTTTCGATATCCAGCTCAATATTTAGTCCTTCTCCACTTTTCCATTCATTGTGACGAACTTCTAGAAGTAACCCCTCTAAAACTACTTTGTTTTCTGCTTCACGTAACACTGTTTGCTTTTCTGACATTCAACGACTCTCCCTTTTCATTCTTTTAATTAGTGTATAATTAATTTAATATACGCATGATTATTCTAGATCTCATATGTATGTTATCTGGCTGCACAATGCTTCCTGTAATACTTTATGTCTTTAATTCCTAAAGCTTTTGATAACTCTATGTATCTTTTCTTTGAAAATCTCGGTCTCTTAAGATTTACGACTTTAATCACCTTTCCATTTCTAACAGTTATGTGGAGGTCATGATACATGTAAACCTTAGAAAAGAGCCCGCTACGCAATACCCTCTCTGGAGCCTCAGCTTGTACTAAGTTAACATTCCGAGTGAGCTTTGCTCTTGCCTGATCTTCACTTATGTTTTTGTTCCCCTTGACACACTCCCTGTAATAATTTAGAGCGTCTTCTGACACCTTCAGCATTTTCATATAATCACCTCTTTCTTATCGGTATGATTCGATTATATACTTTTAATTAGTTTTTGTCTATTGTTTTTTCAACATTTTTTATTCAAAAATTAAGCTGTCCCTATAAGCAGTCCAATTTGACCTCCAACTCTTACAACCATAAGTCACTCTCCTAAGACATTAATCATCTCTCTTACCTCCTATTGCTTTAATGGACAGTCAAACTCTCCTTAATCGTTCAAATATACCGTTAATTGATTTATCACAACCGATATTCAGGACTTTTAACCTGTTCATTTAAAGGATTTTAAATTCATTTTCCATTAAATTAACAATTTCCTATTGTATATTATTGTCGTTAATTGATACAATTTACATAACCTGAATATACCAATAAAGGAAGGTGAGTATAAATATCTAAGGCTGTGAATCTTTATTTTAGGGTGTTCTTCTTATTTTAATTGTAAAGGAGTTTGTTATAATGAAAACCAACATACCTACAAAAACTATACTTTCAAGTATTGCTCTTACTTTGATTGCATCTTCACTAACACCAATGGCCAAAGCTAATGAAAGTGAAAGCCCTCAAATTTATGAGTCGTCTGGCAACAATAAAATTACATATGTGACACACAATGACAGTGTTTTATTTGAAAGTAGCGCTCTTACTGAAAATCAGGAACTTGATGCTCTATTTGCGAATCTTGACTCTTTAATGTTTAAAACTCAGCAGCTTGCAAAGCAACAAGAGCCTGTTATTAAAACACAAGCTGGAACAACAAAAGCTGTAAAAGAAACGATTAAAACAGTTCTTAAAAACAAGAGTAAGCTATTTAGAATAATTCAAAGTGTTGCTGGGAAAAGACACAGAAACACTTTAGAGAAACGTTTTAACAAATATGTTGAACCAGCCCTAAAGAAACTTTTAAAATACGAAACATTAGTATGGGACAATATTGAAGGTGCAGCAGCTAATGCACTTAAAGGTACTGGTATAAAAGATACCACAGCAAGAAGTATAGCTTTTTGGATTAGGCATGTTATGGAATGGTTTTTCTAATTTATGATGTTGGAAGGTGAATACAATGAACGATAAAGAAAGAGAAGAGCTTGCCGCAACTTTAATGCACATGAAAAATGCAATTGTTTCACTGTATGAGCATCTGGCTCCTGATTTCACAACTAGGGATTTTGCAATATTGAAGTATGGACTCACTTCTGAAGAATCAGGGAAGCTTGAGAAATATCTTATTGACCATCATATTCAAAATAAAGCCCCGACGAAAGAAGAAGTTAGATCTAAATTAGCAGAAATACAAGATCTCCCAGAGGATAGCATTCCAATGGGTAAAGTGGAAGATATCCTCAAAGGTTATCAATCAGATGGCATAATGGACAAGATGATTAAAAAGGTATTAAAATAACTAATATAGCAGGCTGAATGCCTGCTATATTCTGTACATTCAATCTTCTGAAATTGAAATTGTAAACAATAATCCTAATTTTTCAACAGAATAATTAAAAGAATACCTTAAATTATGATAAACTTCTGATTCAACTTTATGTGATTTTACCCCATGATTATTTATTACATTGTTCAAGTCCAATTTATTGTAAATCATATTTGTTATTTCGGTCGTTGTCATATACGGATTAAACACTTTAATTATAACCCCAACAACCTGCAGATAACTTTTAAGGCTATCGCCCTCTAACTCATCCTTTGTCGTTAATATTAATTCTGCAATTTTATTTGTACCCTTTTCAAATCCACCTACTAAAATCAAATTATCATTAAACTCATAAGAAAAACTATTTAAACTTTCTCCATCACTATATTCAAGGTTTATTGATTTAGTGTTTTCACCTATTAGTTTCCTTGCCTCTTTGTTAAACCGCTGTTCAAATTTATCAGGCGTCATCCCACTTTCATCTGATTCACTTGAAGAGCTACTATGCACATCATTAGAATTATCTTCAGATGTGTTCTCAGAAGAAGCATTATCATTTGATTCTTTGTCATTGTTATGTTGAACATTATAGATGACAACGCCCCCTCCTAGCGCTACGATAATCCCTAAAACAGATAAATACTTAATTAATGGTCTTCTCATGACTTTCCTCCTTAACTTATAACAAGACCATTATACTATACGCTCTTCACATTTTTACTATTTCGTTAAAAATTATGGAAATCAAAAACCCTCTTCATGCAATGCTTTCTCCAGGCAACCCAGTTCCTCAAGCTCACACTGAATCTTTCCTAGCTCACAGTTAACTTTTTCAAGTTTGTCATTTTCCAATTGCAGTAAATCTGTCAGACGTCTAATCTTAGCCTCAATTTTTGCCTTTTGAGTGAGCAGGACACTTTGCTGCTGCAGTAATTGCTTTCTAACCAAATTAATTGTTTCTTCTGTACATTGTCCTCCGCATAGTTGCTCTACTGACATTTCTGAAATCTCCTTTTCTAATATTTTTTCATTTTTTTGTTTCTTAAACCACTCAACGTTTTCCTTATACCTTTAATATCCATATTGCCCAAATTAAATATTGTGCATATTTACTATTTACTCGATTTATTTACAAATGATAGGATTATTGTCAAGGGGGTGCAATTTTCCCAGCAACGAGAAAAATAGGAAATTTCCTAAATAAATCAGATTAATTTTCGTTGAATCGCAAGTCTAGTTTTCATTGCTTAATTCCCAAGTATCTTAGTACATCAAAAAGCAATTTCTAAAGTATATTTAAAATAGGGGGACTTTTCATGAAAAAATTTTGTGTCAAAGGATTAATTTTATCAACTGTTGCAGGAGTTTCTATTTTTACATTCACTCCTTTTGCAGAAGCAAATGCTTCTAAAGCTCTAGTGAAAGAACAGTCCTATTCCTTTTCATCTGTAAAATCTGCTATTGATCAAACTAAAGAACCCACTATAGATGAAATTGCACAACACTGGAATTTAAACAAAGAAGAAACTGCTATTTTCAAAAAAGCCATTAAAGAGTCTCAGTCAGAAAAAACGGAGACTTTACTGTACAAGGAAAATTCACCTGGGCTATAAAAGCACTAAAAGAAGCTTTTGACGAACTACCAACAAAAGTGAAAGTAGCTATAGGCGGTGTTACAGGGTTAGATACAATTCTAAGGACTTTAGAACACTATACTGGTGCGCTTGAGCACGGCATTTATTTAGGTGCTCTTAAAGTTACTGGGAATGAAACCGCCGCATGGTGGGTCGCTAAAACTCTAATGTTGTTCGTGTGATTTTCATATGTTAAAATTAACTAAAACACCTAAAGGGTGGAACAACAAGGAGGTACTGGTTAAGTGACACAGGGAATTAAACCGTCCAAAACTTTGTTAATAACTTTGCCCATTGCCATCATTGCTATCGTGATGATTTTAGGGAAAATTGATACGCCTATAACAAATGTTTTATTTTATATTGTAGCTTTTGCTGTTATGGCTTTAGTTGTTTCAAGTTTAGTGAAAGACTACAAGAAAAAGAAGGATTGAACATCAACTTATGGGAGCTGTTTATACAGTTCCCTTCTTTGATTGCTCATTGTCCCTTTTTAATGTTATTTTTTTAAAAACATCTCTCCTTTTTAAATAAAAGATTGTTTTTATTCAAAAGTTGTGTGATAATTTCACCTCCACCTCGCAATAACATTCACTTTCCTGCTCGCCGCAGTCCTCACAAATTTTTTCAACCTCGAATCCTAAAAATTCATATTGGGGCATAGCATAATAATCTTTTCCGCGCCAATGACATGTAACTCTGCCGTCGCTGTCCTGATCTAAATTTTCAAAGTGCTCTTCCTCTGCATGATCGCAATGCGGGCAAATTTGTCTTTGTGAATATCCGCTCATTCTTCCGCCGCCTCCTTATTGATCCGGTTACTCCTTCTATCTGCAAACATCATCATTTGATACTCCTGCAACTGCTTTTCAACAGTTTCCGCAGGCACTAAAGGAAAAGCAGTCTTTTCCCACAAAATAAAATCGCACTGTTTATCATTTGCATCAGGGAAATACTTTCTCACTAAGTCAATCCACGTCATTCCGCCGCCTCCACTTCGCATTTGGCACCTTTGAAAACAGTTTCGTAATGTTCGTTTGTATAATGCCCTCTCAATTCCCGGTCGACTTCAAGTGTGACCTCGCCGACATTACCAAACTTCTTTTCTAAATGGTTTTTAATTATTTGTTTCACTTCTTCAGGTGATAAAGTCACTTGCATTTTCATTATTCCGCCGCCTCCAGTAGCTCAGGATTTCGATACACGTCGCCGATGACTTCTACTTCATTAAATCGCATCCAAAGGTATCTATCTGCCCCTTTTTGATTATCGATATGTTTCATTTTGAGGATGCCGCTTTCCCATTCGATCACATAGCGATCAATCACTTTTTTACCGGTCATAGGATTTATATAGGATTCCTCAGCGATGTCTTTTTCGTAAATCTCCCGGCCGTTTTCGTCCTTCAATCCAGTGTATAAATCCCGGCTGATTAGTTCATATTCATCTAAAAATACCGGGGACAGTTTGGCGGCCGCCCTTTCTTCCAATTGCCCGATGCTATACCATTTCATTTCAATGTTGCCGCTACCTTTATGCCTAAATGTGTAACGAATCTTGATAATGTCCATTCCCCTTACCTCCCGTCATCTTGTAACCATTGTTCGATCTGTTTTTCCCTGTATCCGACTGCTGCATCCTCTATCCCACCTTGTTTACTCACTTTTAATTTGTATAAAATTTCTGTTTTATCTAATTTTCAGTGCTTTTAATGCCGCTAAGCATGTTGCTTTCTCTGGTTTTTCTGCCCAAGCTTCATACTCGTCAAAAGCAGCACACCAATCTTCCAGACCGATAAAATCGTGTTCTCTTGATAAATAAAAATTTAGTCCATAACCTTTTTGTAGCTTCTCAACTACCTGCAATGCTAAACTCATTTCTCCCGCAAAGTTTTTAAGATTAACCACTTTCCCATCATTATCAAAAGCCAATTCATCGGCCACAATATCCCCTAAAAGCTCAAAGCATTCATCTGGAGTGATTTTCCTCTTCTTGTAACCGTTGAATAATCGGTCTTGAATCAATTCATTAATTTCAACATTACTTCTCATCTAATCCCTCTTCTCAATTTGTTTTTATCCATCACATCAACAACAAAAGCTTCAAATTCCTTATCCCAATATGGTTTTGTTCTTGCTATGTACTTTTTTAAAACTCCATCTTCCTCGATCATAAACGTCTCGCCACGTTCTATTTCAGTGAATTTCTTCTTTGTCCAGATTCCCCTAATCAATACTTTCACATCTTTAAGCTGCACTGATGTTTGGTACATTACATCCCTCCTTTTAATCCATTAAGTACCATCAGCATTTTGCTTTAAATAACATCTCTCCTTAGATAAGATGTTTAAATGGAGGTGGTTTTTTGTTTATAGCTCCAATGCTGCTTGATTCAGCCAAAGAGCCATTTGATGATGAAAACTATATTGCTGAGCTTAAATTTGATGGAATACGAATCATTCTATCTAAGCAAGATGGTAAGATTAAGCTCTACACGCGCCATAATAATGAAGTCACCAATAAATTCCCTGAGCTGCATGATATTGATATTCCCGAAGGGACAGTCTTAGATGGGGAAATTATCGTTACCAATTCTGATGGGTTGCCCGATTTTGAATCTGTTATGGAACGTTTTCAATCAAGCAAATCTTCTCATCAAATTGTTTATTGCGTGTTCGATGTCATAAGATTAAATGAAATATCAATAGCTTCAAATCCACTTTTTAAACGCAAGGAATTCCTTAGATCACTAAATCTTAACCATCCAAATATCTTTGTGATTGAAGGAGTACAAGGCAAAGGAAAAGCCTATTTTGAAATGGCTAAAGAAAAGAACCTTGAAGGAATCGTGCTTAAGAAAGCAAACTCCCCTTACGAGATCAACAAGAGATCGGAAAACTGGATCAAGGTTATAAATTATCAGTACACTGACGTGCTCATTACTGGATACACTAAGGAAGATATCAAGTTTCTTCTCAGTTACCCTGACGGTTTATCTGCCGGGTTCATGGAATTTATGCCATTCGATGAACGCAAATACTTCCACTCTATCAAACAAATAGAATATGAAAATGACGATTATGTATTCATTAAGCCTTTATTATGTAATGTGAAGCACCGTTTTAAGACTAAAAATGGCAAACTTCGTATCCCCTCATTTAATTCCTGGAGAGATTAATACTCTCCGTTACATAGCTTCTTCTAAAACAAATTCAAAAATTTTATTCTTCACATACGATTTACCTTCGTATACATCGATAATTCTCCATTTTTTAAACATATCGCAATACCATGTAACTGCATATTTTGCGTGTTTCAATGAACTGAAAGCTTCTGCATCTCCCGGACAGGCCACTTCGATATAGGGGTGTTCTAATGACTCGCTCCCATTATGTTTCAAATAGAATTCCGTTTCGATGTTTTGAATGATAAACACACAATTCCTCCTTCATAATAAAATAACTATTTTATTTTGTTCCGTAAATACTGTTCCTAAGCACCTTTCTCCCCAATATCAATTTACATATAATTACATCGTATTCCTAATACAAGAATAGGAGATGACAATTATGAAATTTAAAAAAATGTTTGCAGGTTTGTTTTTGCTTACGTCTTTAATTGTTTTTACCTCCCCATCCCATGCAGCAACTTCTTCAGTGAATAATAAAGAGAATGTTCAAATCCAAGCCGATCAAATGGAAATGACTGTTGTGAGATACTATACTAGTGAAGAAGCTCGTAATTGGCTTCCATATCAGATCGAATACGCTGAGAACGGCTGGTATGGAACGTTGACTGTGGATTTAAAAACTTGGGAAAAGCAACCTGATGGCAGATATCGAGTTGAGTATAAAGGGACTGTCTACTTAAGCCATTGATCTAAGGGGTGCTTAGTCCCTTAGATCTTTTACTGAATCCCAATCAAACGTCTCTAATATTTTCATTAAGCGCTCAACTTTTGGTGCTCTCCAAGCTGTCATAGCGTATGTATGTACCTTTTTAGTGTAATGGTGTTGATTTCTTTTGATATGTTCTTTTGCTTCTTTTTTTGTCAGAAACATAGTGCTAGGAACAATAAATGATTCTTCTATTTCAAAAATCGGAAAAGTTTCATCATTAACATTTTGAGCTATCCATTCAAGCATTTCGCTTTCATCATCTAAGTCATAGAGTTCTCTAAGCTCTTCAAGCATTTCTTCTGTGTACAAGTTGTATTTATCATCGAGAATATCTTCAACATATTCGCTTAACTCATAACATTCGGCTTCATCGGAAGAATAAATGCTTACCCTTTCATGCTCTCCCTCTGTGGTTTCTCTCCATCTGTAGTCCATCAATGCCCAAAAACGAGGTGCTGCCTGGCAATCTGTGTCTTGTGTTCGTAGTTCTTCCTGCATATCCTTTAAAAATTGAATATCCTCCATGATTCTCTCCTTTTAATTTATTTTCAGATAAAAACATGCTTTTATCTAAACTCTAATGGTTCATTTAATTCATGTGCTAGTCTGCAGCCAGCAATAAACTGTTTTGTGCACACTATGTATCCACCATCACGTAATATATGACCATGAGGCATTTCTTTTCTAGCCAACTCTTCTACATATGGCAAGATGGCTTCTAACTCATCCGCAACAAATTTACACATTTCAGGACTAATTTCACCATCACAATCTGAATGACCGAAAAACTCAGTTAGTCCCTTATGCGTTTTTGTGGAATAGCCCTCACCAAAATACCAATAGCCATCCTTTAATTTTTTATCATCATGAGGTGGCCAACTACCTCCAATTGATCTTAATAAAAACCTTCTAAGATTATTAAACGCCGAGTATGCCCCGCTGAAGGCGCCATGTGTTACATCTAAACCCATATAATCCTCCTTCCACTCGATAAATCCATCTTTTCTTTTAATTTGTTTAAAATGACGATTTTATTGACTTTTCAGTTCCACACTTATGTTGAGGTTATTTGCAATTCGTTTGCCGACCTCATTTGATACTGTTTGAGACACTCTTTCTTTAAAGCCGTAGAGCAACCTTCCTCCATCTCCAAATCCCTCTTCTATAAGTGAGTCGATTTTTGAACTTATGAATGACTGAAATTCCCCTGACTCTGCTGCTTTTTTAACTTCATTAGATACTGCAATACGAATCATTTCTTGAATGTCATCTTTTGTTATACCTAATTCATTATGTATAAAGTTTTTTACTTCTTTGTATCCCCTTTTCTTATCTTTGAATTCTTGAAATTCATTTTCTTTAGGCAATTGAACAAGGACACGATAGAATCCGTGTGAAAGTCCGCATGTAATATCTCCGTCTGGATCTTCGTATTCGATTACGTCGATCATGCCAACGCCCACATCAACGACCTCCGTTACCCTTCCTTCCGATTTGCCTTCGTTCATATGAATAACCTTCTCGCCTACTTCCGCTTTGCGATCGACCATTTCGTAGCGCTCTCCGTCAATGTGGACGATGTTGGTCGGTTCGAGTGTGCGGTATTCATAATTACCAACAAGGTGACCGCATTCTGTTGCTACGTCACTACCATAACTCGCGTAGAACTCGACCGTAAATACATCACCATTTGAATAATGAACTCCATAGCCTTGGTCAGCATCGACAATTACGATCTTCTCGCCCAGTTTTGCCTTTCTGTCGACCTCTACATACTCGCGTTTGATTCCACCAAGTGATTCGTCAGCCAATACGTGGATCTTTTCGTTAGTTTTCGGCATTTATTCGTCCTCCCTTCTCTCGATTGTCTATTTTATTCCTTATCATAAATTCCAGAGTATCCAAGTTCATATGCTATTCTTTCAATCAATTCAGTAACGTTTTACCCTTCTAAAATAACACTTATGTTTTTCAAAGCGATCTTGTATTGTACAGCCTTTTCAACCTGTTCGATAAGCCATTCCATATCATCGCGATCGATTTCATCTTCATTAAATCGTTCTTTGATTTCGCTTAATTTGTCCATTTCTTCCCTTTCCCGGCTCCGGCGTATTCCTTACTGTGTCACCTCTTCTTCTATGATAGAAGAAACACCTCCCCCTCGATCAGAAGACCAAATTTCAAAGGATTTTCCATTAATCAGTTTCACATTGACAGGAAACCACTCCTCAGGTGACAACTCACCTTTTTGCCTTTCTTCATTTTTTTCAATGCATTATAAAGCTCTTCAAATGAACGAGTGGACTCATAAGAGGGCTTATTTATATATGCAGACTCCACGACATCGCCAAAAATTTCTTTTGCTTTTTCCGTCAAAATAATTTTATCTTTTGTTAGTTTCAAAAGTTCACCCACTTCCCCAAAATAGTATTTTGTTTAATTAGCTAAGACCATTCTTCCTCTGGCATGAAATTAACCCCACGCATTCTTTCTGCATATCAAGGAAAGATTAAATGGTATCCTTTGTATTTGTTTACTAAACATACTGACAAATCGTGATCAAACGTAGTTGCAAATCTCAAATTCATCTATTTAATTTGCTTATTTTCGAGTTTTATCCAATAGCAAATTTCGATCTGTGTGGCCTTTTATGTATGAACTCAGGAATATCAATTTGTTTCTTAATTTTTGATTTAGTTCTTATAAGAACACGGTTTTCATGGAAAAGAACTTCCTCTACCTGTTGGCCATGTGAATCAAAATAAAAATCAAAAATCTCTTTAAGCTTCTCATTGCTCAGATTGTAATTCATCACTGTCACCTCCTCTTAAATTCTATATAGTCTTTCCAGCTGCAATTCTCAAATACTTTGATATCTGCTTTCAAATGCCATTTAAACCTTACTAAGTTGAACCAGGCTGTTTCGAATATGTATTTGATGTAACCGATACTTTCATCCCCTCTTTGGATAAAATAATCCTTTTAAAGCAATTCAAAGTGATCCATATCTTGAGTTAGTAATGAACCACATTGAGGACAGGTCATAGAACCAGCTCCGTCACTCCAATTTTCTTCATCTATTTCAACTGTTCCCTTCCAGCAACATTCATCTAGTACGAAACACCAGTCATTCGCAAATGATCTCCACTTTGGTTCACCTGCATAAAAGCCACAAGAAGCCTGAACCTTAACTTTTTTAATGACTCTTCCCTCTCCAAACACAAAGAAAGATTATAAAAAGCCAAAATAAAGCACCGGAGACTACAAGGAAATTCTTTGTGATAAACCAGAAATCTTGAATCTCTTTTTTAAAGGATTCTTTCATATTAAACACTCCATACTTTTATTTCGTTTTCTTTTTATACCGATAAAACTGTTTTAATCGGCCAGCTTCAGTTCCTACCCAGCAAGCACCAATTTCCCAACCTTTTGGCTCCAACGTTTCAATGAAATGTTTATTCGCTTCAAATTCATCAGAATACACATAAACCGCCTCTTCATAAAAGCACTTCTGAAGGATTCTCATTTACAGTTTCCCCTTCCTTTTAATGCGCATATGAAATCTCTAACTCAAAGTCATATTTAGGATACAACCTCCATATTTGATGTCCTAAATAGCATCTCCTTGCATAATTCAAGCAGTTCGCTGTACCACCTTTACCCCCATCATAGACGGCCACTATTGCTTGACTATGATCAACCATATACTCATTACGTTTCTGCATTTTAACGACTGAAAATTCACCTGGATTATCGTCATCAGTTTTATACTTATCGACTTCCTCAACGTTCACGATTTCATCCGCCAACTCAAGCATTCTCTGATACCAATACTTCTGTTCATCTGACCAAACCTTATCTTGATTCTTGAATGGAATCGCGACAATATTTTCAATAACGGGATACTTCTTCTTCAGCATATGTACACACCAAAATGCAGCTATGTCAGTTCCGAGTGCTCCTCCTGAAATGAATCGACTTTTATTTTCTCGTGTAATCAGTTCTTCAATGACTTCAAGCAGCTTATCTTTCAATTTCAGCATTGTAGGGTTTTTCATATCAAACCCTCCAAGCTTGTCCGGTCTGTGACCAGTAAAACATGCAGTCCTCTCTCTTAATGCTTCTTTTTCTTTATAGATTCGCTCGCTTTCTTTTCGTTCTTCTGCCCATTGCCTTTTCCATTCAGGATGTCTGAGTTTTTTAAAATCAACCATCAAAGCTACTCCTTTCCGTTAAATCTCAATCACTCTCATTACCTTGGAATTTCCACCTATCCTTTACGCATAACCCCACATACTGCTTATCTGTGTCAGCATCGGTAAAATACACTTGAAAAGACGTTCCAGTGTAAATAATTTGATTACCTTCTTGATCTTCAAACACATCACCACTTACAACCTTCTGTTGTTCCGCCATTTTCCACAAATCGAAATTAGAGTATAATTTAATATCAATCCCCACAAAAACTACTCCTTTTAATTTGTTTAAAACTTCAATTTTATTTAAAAGTTACACAACCAACACTAACTTTTCTGTGCTACGTGTTATTGCGGTATAGAGCCATCTGTGGTGCATGTTCCTATCTAGAACTTCATCAATGACTACAACCTTTTCCCATTGCGATCCTTGTGATTTGTGGCAAGTGATTACATAACCATAATCAAAAGAGTTATAAATTTTATGTTCATGCGGCTGCAGCTTAAATGCATCATCGTTAACGAGTCATTTGGAATAACAAGTTTTTCGAAATAATCGCCAGTAAAATCTGGTTGAAAATCAATAACGGTCGAATCGTATTTAAGCTTTTCACTAACAGCATCTTCTTGATAAACTTTGCTTACATATCCAGTCATACCATTAACCAGACTTATATCATCAAGATTTTTATTCCAGTCATTCTTTAAACAGATCATCTTATCGCCTTCAAGAGGAAAGTCACTTTCATATCCTAAGAACTTTCTTATCTCAGAATTCAAATGCTTTCTTGTCCTGTTATAACCACAAATAATCTGATCTGCTTTCTCGTAAAAATGCTCTTTCATTGTTTCCCAGGTCGAATGAGTAATCACTACCGCTTCGCCATTTTTCCCATACGTGCCAGGTTCAATTTTTTGTTTAGTTCGCGCAAGCATTGACAGGTATATGATTGGATTTTCTGCAGCTTGTCGGTGAATTTCTGTCAATGTGAAATCAGGGTTATTGAACATCTGAAGAAATTCCTCATTTTTGTTTTGTGAGACTGGCGGCAATTGCCCTGTATCTCCAATAAAAAGAATTTTTACTCCAAAAGACCTCAGATCACTCATAATCTGCCCGTCTACCATTGAGGCCTCATCAACTACAATTAATTTAAGGTGTGACAGCATATCTTTTGATTTTTTCTTTACAGTTAGATCTCCAGTTTTTTTATCCACGTAGGTGTCGTAAATCAAACTGTGTATCGTGCTTGCTTTATACTTTCCTTGAGCTTTCTGTGTTACTACCAGTGCCGCTTTTCCCGTATAACATGCAAATGCTACTTCAGAAAGCTTGATCTTCAACTTATCAATTACGTAATTAACATGTGTGGTTTTCCCTGTCCCAGCATACCCTGCTAAGAAGTAGGGTGCTTTACCCTCCCCTTTAAACCAATCTTCAATACTTTCCACGGCTTGTTGCTGCATTGTTGACAATGTAATTGAAGTTATATGTATTCCCTCTTTTAATTTGTATAAAATTAATCTTTTATTTACTTTTAATTTGCTTATTAGGTCTTTTTCATAACAACATAATGCTCAAAACGACTAACATACGTTCGTTTGTACTTTAGCCCACTATCGACACAGTTGGCAATAACTGCCTCTTTACATCTTTTTGAGATAGGTTGGATACATTCCCATCCAGCTGCCTCCTTTTCTCTTATTCTCTTTACTAAGCCTACTTTACTGTAGTCTTTAATTTCAATTCTTGTTGAATATGCAGCGATCATGTTGTTGCCCCTCTTCCTTTTCTCTAATCAATTCATTTAATATGTATACAATCTCTTGTGCATTCTCAATAACAAAGTGCAAATCACCAATGACCCTTCTGTAATCACTCTGTTTCAAATTTTTTGAGGCTCTTGTGTGTGAATCAAGTATCTTACCCATTTTTTTAAAAACAAGTTCTAATTCAACCACTCCTTTTAATTTGTATTTAAATTGTATAACCCAAGAAAAGTTTAGTCAATAGGGATTTTCAAAAAGTAATAAAATTTGATTACTTTTTAACCCTATTGACTGAGACCCCGGTGGCATCATCTCACTTTAAATAGAAACTCATTGATTTCATCCCTCAATTCCACAATATCCTCAATTGGCATAATTAATTTTAAATTGTTGTTACTTGTATCACTTAGAATCATAACGGCCGAGAACTGATTTGATGAAAGACTTTTGCTTTTTAATTTGATGTCTACGCTCTCTAGAGCAACATTTATTGAGATATCCATACTTTTTTCCCTTTTATTTAGCCATAGCTAAGGCCAGTGGTTGGCCACATTCATCTTCTTCAGTATTCTCAACTTCATATTCCAAGTTGCAGATCTCAAACTCCTCAGTTTCTCCGTCGACTTTCACAAAAACAACCTTATATGCCTCCATAAGTTTCTCAAGAATTAACTCCGCTTTATTTCTTGAATACTCTGTTGAACTCGCTGCATTTTCGATGATAGTGTCAATTTGCAAAGAACAATTGTTTAAATACTTTTGTGTTGTCATTCTCATTTCCCCTATTATCCTATAATGAATTTAAATAAGAACATTTGTTCTGTTTTTGTTCGTGATTTTATTATACCTCTTTTTTCTAAGCATATCCAGAGATATTTTTATGCTCTAGATATCCCTAGTCAGAGGTTGTTCAATAATAGTTCACTCACAAAAAGGACTTTAGACTCATTCGTTTTGATTGACTTCCATTAACATATGCCCATATTACTACATATTATTTTTCATGAGAATAGCTAGTTTTGTCTTATCATGTCGAACAAACACGTATAATCCGATTTTTCCGATAATTTTTGTGTTTATTTTATTAAAAATGAAGATTTTTATTTCAGTAAAAAAGCGCCCGATTCCGGACGCTGCTTTAACGCATTCTAATAGTACCCTCAATTCCAAGCTCTTTCGCATAATATTTTTTAATCTCATCTTCATTCATATATTCTTTAACCTTGTAAACCTTTTTATGAATGTCTTCATATCTTTCGCTTCTCTTTTGAATTATATTAATATAATCTTCTGTTTCTAATTTCCCTTTTTCTTTATACACTTTAAATCCTTCATATAAAACACCAGACCTATTTATTCTTGTTGGGTTAACATATGGATAATCAAAAAACTCTGGTGAGAAAATATATCTCATCGTGTTAATTATGACAAAAAACGAAGATCTTTCTTGATCTTTATCTGAATTGGTTCTTCGGTTTCTAATTACAAAATTATTATCAGCTAATATTGTTTCTTTATTAAACGCTTCAGAATATCCATTTTTCTTTTGATACACTGGTTCATTTGCAGCTTTAAGACAAATTTTAAGACATTCATCACTCACTTTGATATCTCTCTGCCCATGCTTATCATCAGTTACGGTTAAAATGTTGTTATTCTGTAAGGCTTTTTCAATATCTGATTTTTCAAGATTTAATATTTCACTGCATTTGAAACCTTGAACCCCTTCAAATAGCAGAATTAACATGGCTCTGTCTCTGGGATTCACTAAGGTATCTAAAATTTCTTTGAGCTCATTTAAAGTAATATAGAGCTTCTTCCCTTCATCAACGCAGTTCTTAACATCATCAATAGTTAAGTCTCTAGACAAATTTGTAGTACCTTTAGTGATATTCTGATAAATTGCCCAATCAATATACCTTGTGATGTGAGACCAGCAGCTCATTATAGAAGAAAGCGTGGATCTATTCAACAGAGTTAGGAACTCAAGAATCTCTTTAGAATTAAAATCATAAATGTCTTTTTTCAAATATTCTTCAAGTTCTGCACCTTTTCGGAATATTGATAATAACTGGGGCTGCTCTTCCTTTTTGACTTGTTCTATAAACTTTTTCTTTACCGAATCATTATACAGTTCCATTATTTACACCTCTGTTGTCAACCGACTAAAAAATTCGAATGTGTCTTTAATCGCATTATTATTTAGTTTTGTATCCTCGCTTACTAATTTAAGCTCTCGCCACAGTTTATTATCTAGGGAAAAATCTAAGCTAGATAGTACATCCTCTACACTATCTGCAGATTTTGATTCTAACTTCATTTTAACTCCCAATGCTAAAACTCCTAAAATAACTGGTGAAGTTGTTATAGCACTTTTACTTTCCCCAAAGGAATGGTTTGTAAAATCATCTATATAAGAATTAAAAACAGTATTAAACACTTCCGTCAAGTACATGCCAAGCTTTCTAGCTTCGGCTAAACTTTCAACTGTATAATCAAATGTATTTAAAGCCCTTTTTAGCCCTTTGAGACATCTTTCAAAAGTAGTGATATAAGGCTCTCCCTTGCGTATACTGTCCTCATTCACTTTAATTAATTCTCCAATGTCACTGTTGTCTTTAATAAAGTTAATGATAACAGAAAGATAATCATTCTCACTCATTTCCGCGATCTTCGATTTGGCCACTGGATTAATGGTATTTTGTTGCCCGAAGTGTTTTCTGGCTTTTTTCATTGTGTAGTTGTACAAATCAACCTTCAAATAGAAATCTTTAATGTTTGGGTTCCTTCTAAAAGCTCTGCTTATACCAGCTAGTCTGTGCCAACCATCAATCACATCTAAACGAGTACCTTTGGTAACAGTTATTTTTCTTTCTTCCTCATCGAACAAAAGCTCGATTCCTTCTTCTGAGCTTCCTAATAGTGCGTTAAATGTCAATACTGACTTTATCAAGTCATTCTTTTCGGTTAATTGTGCTATGGCTTCAACTGAAGACTCAACCAACTCAGGAACAGGTATTTCATCATCTACTTCTTTTAAATGAATTGTCCTATCAGTTCGTTGAGCCTTTGGATTGTAGCGAAGCAATTGTGATTCATAAAGCTTAAATAATTCGCTTGCTTTCACCTTGAAGAAATAATTGTCTGAAGCAACCTTTGTAACATCTGTAAATGTGTAAGGGAACGATACGTCGTCCGTTTTGTAGCCTTCCCAGTTAAGTTCTATATCTTTGATCCCGTTGGGTGGGAAGTAGTTTTCAGGAGAAATCCTTTCCTCTTTTGTGATCCTGTGTAAGTTTTTCGCGAGAAAATATTTCTCGCCGGTCGTTAATCTTGCACTTGGACTGCTAAGCTTATTGAAAAGTTCTTGCGCTTTCCCTGGAGGGAATTTATCCTTCATCATAGCTTGTCTATATGCTACCATTAATTTATTATCATGTTGTATTTTTAATTTAGTCTTAATTAATTCTTCCATCAATTTTTTATCCGCTTCCATATCGAAAATCACAGGAGATTCCATGATATCACCTCACCTAATACTATGTTAAATGTAGCAGATCACCTCACTTTAATCAAGGTTATAGGGGTTAATGACTGAAAAACTGTAAAGCCTTTCTTAATGTTTGTTTATCACATTGCCCAAAAAAATCCAAGAATTCTTCTTTAGTGACTTGCTGTAGTATAGATATGTCTAATTCTTCATCCATTATTATTCCGGCTGTTTGGGAAATATCTGTTTCGCTGTTCAAGTATCTCAAGGTTGTATCAAAATTACTATGATTGCCTTGTTTCATGGCTGCTCTATAATCATTTCCTGTGGCTTCGAATACTTCCGTTATCCCTACTCCTTTAAATGAGTGAGGAGATATCCCGCTTTCTTCTGGAATGCCTAGTCTTTTTAATGAGCGTTTGAGAGAAGCTCTAAATGCATCTTCAGTAAGACCCTCGAATACCCTATCTGTGTCTTTTGTGTTAACACTTCTTAATTCAAGCAACTGGTCATAAAACACTCTGTGAATTCCTGTAGTGCACAGCTTTGCCCCTTTATCAATGACAGTGACTCTAAACCAATCTGGGTTCTCATTAGATACTTCAATATCACACCATCTAACGTCAAGAGCCGCGGATATTCTAAAAGAACTTCTCAAAAGGAAGTACCCAAATAATTTTTTCAGAAGTGGTTTCTGTTTTTCATAAATGAACATGTTGTCACAAATCATTTCTGCTTGGATCTGTGAAGTATTGGCTCTTGTCCTTCTTATTTCTTTGCTCCTTTTAACGTTATAAAAAGGATCATCTTCAACATAGTCAGGATAAAGCCTTTTCAGTTCACCATGTAATGATTTAAGTGCTGCGATCTTTCGATTGATAGTTGTGTTAGTTGCACCTTTGTTATGCTCAAGATAATGTTTAAATGCCAAAACATCTGACCTTTTAAAAGACAGATGTTCTTCTTTTAAAAATTCAATTTCAGTCTTACAGTAAAACCAAAAAAACTGCTTAATGTCGCTTAAATAGTTAACTGCTGTATTAGAGTGCAATCCGTATTTCGATTTTTTCTTCTTGTTTTTGTTATACCCCTTAATGTTTCCAGCTGAGCTATCTGTGTCTTTTTCCTTTAGAAAAGCTAAAATATCATCGAACACCCTGTATTTTCTTATCGATTGAACTACAGCCCCCAACTGTTTTCCCTCCTTGGTTTATATTATGAATTATGTATTTATACACTTTTAATCCGTTTATTGTTATCAGAAATAAATATGCTAAATTCGTTTTTTGCTTCTTCTCTAATATTAATTAGTATCTCTAAGGCAGCCATATTCATTTCTTTCTTCTCAAACAGATCACTGCAGGTAATTTTAATTAATTTTATTGAATCATTGATCTGTTTAAAAAATTCATCTATTTGCAATTTAGCATAATAAAGATCAACAGCGCTATTTGAATGAATGATTTGTTCTCTAATATGTAACTTACCTTTTTGAAATGTGTCAATCGCGTCAATTATATAATCATCTTCTATTTTTAATTTGTTTTCAAGAATTTTCATTATTTATTCTCCTAATTGTGCACTTAGTAGCGCCATATATCCTTTTGTAAGCTCTCTTCTAATTTTCTCTTTCTTTTCACGCATAACTTGTTTTTGTTTATTTTCAATGGCGAAAATCCACTCTTCCCCATACTTCTTCATTTTACTTTCATAAGCCAACTTGAAATACTCAACATTACTTTCGCTTTGTTTGCCGCACGGAATCAT